TCTTTAACTTTATCTCTTAAATTTTCCGATACTTTTTTTAACATATTTGTCCTTTCCTTATTGTTTATAATAACGACCTTTTTACTAGTTTATTTTATTACATTTTTTGTATTTTGTCAAGACCTAAAATGTGTTTTAGGTACTTCTTTGCTTATCCTTTTATTGTCTGGTATCAACCTAACTTCAATCTTATCTATCTCATCATAAAAGCCCATTAGATTGTTTGTTGTTACCAAGGCTTCTGCTTCTGTTGGTGAGTCTGCCTTTACTGAATAGGACAAAGGAGCTTTATACACCAACACTTCATAATTTGGTTTTTCCATATATTTAAATCTCATTAGTGTAAAAGTCATCTAAATCCCTATAATGTTTAATGCTGGAGTCAGCAACAAACACACTAAAAAATTTATGTACTTTTACTTGAAAATCATCACTTGCTTGTACTCCTTTAATTTCTTCTAGGTCAGAATTGTGAATATCTGTTGGGTCTTTTACCCTAAAAAATCTACTGCTAACCACAAAATCATCTACTTCTAAATCATCAGTTAAATTCAAAATACACCTGTTTAATGAATATAGATTTTTTGTATCTATAACATCTGAATATCCCTCTTGCGGAACTACCATACCATCATTGTCTATTACTTGTGGAAATATAAATTCAAAATCTTTAGCTTTATTATAAGAGTTATTTTTATTAGACTTATATAATTCCTGAAACATTCTACTAATTCTAATTTGTAATAGTCTTAATGTATTTTTTCCACCATCATCTAATATAATATCAATTTGTTTTTTAATATCATCTACAGATAATTTATTACTAGCTAACTTTTTTATTATTTCCATTTTATGCAATTCCATATCAACCATTGTCTTTGCATCTTTTGAGGTTGGTTGTAATTTTATCAAATCAAAATTATTTACCACATCACTAACTGCAACCATTGGTAAGTGGTCTAACTTTATTTTTGAATATAACTCCTCTAAATCTTTTTTGCTTAATACTTTTGTAATCATACTTTTAAAATTTTATAATTAAAATTGCGATTATTAAATTTAACAAAACACCTACTAAAGCTCCTAATAAAATTGCTAATCTTTTATTTTTATTGGGAAGTTGTCTAGGTATATTTTTTGTTATTTCTTTTGTCTTTGAATATGTATATAGAATACCACAACAGGCACAATATACTTTTCCATTAGGTATCCCAAACCTTTCAGCAATCTCCTGTGAGTGTGAATAAACACCATCACATTTAGGACAACGCCATCTCCAATAATCTTTTATAACTTTATCTTGTCTAATATCATTGTATAATTTTACTATCATAGATTTAATATTTACTTGTTAACCCCTCCCAACCTATTTGTTTTGAAATTGTTGGCGTTATACCACCTAATTTTTTTAATCTTGCTTCAAAATAATCATATACACCACCCTCTTGTGTAAAATATTTATGACCACAAGGAGCAAACCTGTGTAATCTAGCCATTTCAATTTGGCTTAAACCATCAATCTCTTTTTGTAATTTTTTATTTTTTGCACTATCCATATTTATATATTATTAAAATTTTTAAGTAAATTTTTCTTTATTAGTATCCTTTGGTGTTCTGGTAATTGCATAAACTTATTATCAACATTTTTTAGTAATGCATCTACTTTCCAATTCTGTCTTCTCAAATGCCAAAGTTTTCTGTAAAAATCTGTCACTACAATATCATCACATCTAATTGGTGTAAGTTGTTTTAATTTTAATACTCCTGACATATTATTTAGATTCCTTTATAATTTTTGCTAAAAACTCCCCATAGTCATTTGTGAATTTACCTAAAGTTTTTCTTAACTCTAATAATTCTATCCACTCAGACATATTTAATTCTTCAGGTCTGTCTGTTAAATCCTTGTCATTTATAACTTCTACTACTTCTTTAAATAATTTAACTTCATTTAAAAGCTCTTTGCTAAATTTCTTCTTCTTAAAATTGTTTATATTTAAAACTCCTGACATATTTTAGTAACAATTTTTACACATATACTCTCCATCTCCTCCTGTCATATTGTGTACACTTTCTATTTTCCCACATTTTTCACAAGTAATGACTGAATAGGTATCTCCAAATGGCGATTTTTCAACATAACCATTCTTATATAATTCTTGTGTTATATCTCCCTCTGCTAAAAGGCTTGACGCTCCATCTGCTTCTATTTGTGCTTCCCAAATTTTTAAAATTTGTTGTGCTTCTTTAGATAAATCTTTTTTCTTCATATATTACTTTAAATTTTATCCTCCCTTAATGGGTAAGTTAGTATATTAAATATTGTTTTATCTCTGATGTTTTGTTTTTTCCACACTCTTATATATTCTTTACATTCTTCTTCTGTGTTAAACCTGTGTTTTATTTGGTTTGATATTTTTTTTGTAAAATAATCAAATGCTATCCATTTTTTTGTACCACCCATATTTTTATAAATTAGTTATGTGGGACTTATATCTTTTTTCACAATCCGAACAAATCACATCTCCTGTGGGTTCTCCTTTAATTCCATTTACCCAAAAATATTCTTCTTCTAGTTCCCCCCCACAATCACAACGACTATCATCTTCTTGTTCTATATTTGTCTTTTCATTTTCTCTATCTTGTTCACATTGCTTTAATGCTTTTTTATTATCTGACATATTTTATTTTTTAATTTCATTATATTTTTTAAGACATTCTTCTACTGATAAATTGCCATCTAAGAATCCTTTATGTTTTTCACAAACATCTATTCTAAAACTTGCTCCACCTGCTTTTCTTCCTATTCTATATTTTGCTTTACTAATTGTATCATTCTCTTCGTGACATACATCACATATTTTTAAATTCATATTTATTTGTTTAATTTTTTAACTTTGTCTTTCCATTTTTTTGTGTAAGGTTTAATTGCCTTATAATCTTTTAATGTTTTGTATTCTCTTTCCACTATTGCTCCTGATTCATTATTCCAAATTCTTACTCTAATTTTATTACCTGCTAACCCTTTGAAATCTATTGAGTATTTTGGCATATATTTATTTATTTATTTCTTTTAAAATTCCCACACATTGGTTTTCATAATCTAAATTGCATTTCTCACAATGAACTCCTTTTTCTTTACCTGTTAATTTATCACCACATTTTCTACACAACCCATATTTTCTTGCAATATCTCCTTTATCAAATTCATCTGTACAATTTTCCCACAATTTTTTTGCTGTCATATATTTTTAATTAAATATATATTACTTAATAATTTTTTACACCTGTAATTTTTTGTATTTCTTCCATTGAATAACCTTTCTTTCTTAATCTTTGTATTTCTCTTCCGTGTTCATTTTTACTTATGCCTGTTTTTATTTCACCTTGTAAATTTATGTATTCATTTCTTTTTAAATTTGCCATACATTTGTTTGTTATTTGTTATTTAATGATATATATATTATATTTGTTTTTTGTCATTTTGTCAATGGCTTTCTGTGGATAAAAGAAACAAACAAAAAACCACTAATGCTTGTTAGTGGTCTTCTGCCGTTTTTTATTATTAACTAAATAATAATAATTTTTATGCCCAAGTATTATATTTTATTTTTTGTTTGTTGTCAATTCTGCATCTGGGTACATCTTCTTATATTGCTTAGTGAATATCTCGTCCCACTTTTTAGTCATAATATCCCAAGTCCAATTTTCAACTAAAAACTTTCTAGCTTCTTTTGCCTTAGCTTTTGACTCTTCAGGGTGTTCTACTACTCTACACATTTTAGCAACCATATCATCAATATCAACCAAAGGTCTTTTTTGGTTGTTGTCCATCTTCTGAACAAACCAGTTTGATTCTGTTTCACCACATTTTGTTAGATAACCTCTTTCTTCATTTGCTCCGACAATTTCAGTAGTAGAAGTATTGTTAGGAACAACCACAGGTGTTTCACACGCCATTGCTTCAGTTGTTGATAATCCCCAACCCTCTCCAAGAGTAGTAGAAACAACAATATCTGAACCTGCATAAATATAAGGCATCATACTTCTTGGGTAACCGCCCTTAGCCATTTTTTCCTGAACAGGCAGAATGACTTTATCCCTTAAATAATCTGGGACATAAGTATCAATGTATGCTTTTAAATCGTGACCAGCAGGGTCAGAAGATAAACAATGTAAATATAATTTACTGTTAGGGTACTTTTCAGCGAATTTAAAATAGGCTTCTAAAGTTCTAGGTAAATCTTTTCTAGGTTGATTTCTATTTACATTTGTAACTACAATAGTCTTTTCATCTTTTACCAAAAAGAATTTTTCTCTAAATTCATTTCTTTCTGTGTTAGTTTCAATAGGTTTAAATAATTTCTCGTCCACACCGTGTTCTAAAATTTCTAAATCTAATGATGGTAAATGTTCTAATACTTTTTCTTTACCAAAATTTGTATATACCACAGGCTTGTCAGCAACAGCAATAGCTTTATCTACCCAATCTTTTTTAATAACACCATCAACAGGGAAGTAATAAATATATTTAAAGTTCTTTGCCTTTCTAGCACTTTTAAACATATCAGCAAAACCAGTCATATTAAAAGGGTCTTGCAAAGCAAAAATAATATCATAGTCATTCTTTGATATTAAATCTACAAATTTTTGTCTTCCTAACATATCATTACTGCGTCTATCAAAGGCAGGATATACAGGAATGTCTTTTAAGTGGTAGTAAGGGCTACTGGGTATATTGTAAGGTTCGCCTGTAGCGTTTATTCCTAACACTTCAATATCATATTTGCCAGTCTTTTGTAGCCTGGTAATAATCTCATCAGCAACATTTCCAAACCCAGTAGGGAATAGAAAATCGCTATACCATAGGACACGAATTTTGCCCCCTGGTGTTCTCTTCATCTTTTGTAGCTTTATCGCTGGTTGTGATAAGGCTTCCGCTTTGGGAAAGTCCATCATAAAATTTTATTTAAGGATTAAATTTTTAAATTTTGTATCTCTTGCCGTGTTTAAACTTGCATCTATTCTACCTAGCCATTGAAAAGGTTGCTTTTTCCATAGTGTGTATGCTCTCAAAATGGCTCTCTGTGACTCTACAAGGTCAATTTTGTACAATGTATCAAGTGGGCAGAGAAATGCGTTAAAATCGTTTAGAATAGAGCTTACGTTGTGTTTTGTATTCACACCAATGATGGGATTACCACACGCCATAGCTTCTAACATACGGATTAAGGAATTTCTACAAGTATTTGAATTTAGATTACTTGATAAATCCATATAAACAGTACCCGACCTTAGGCAATCAGTATATCTACCTGTGTCATTATAAACTTTTAATGAATAATTTTTTATCTTGTATTTCTTACCAGCTACATCATCTACTTCTCTCATCTGGGATTTTCTACATAGTAATATTAGTTCAGCATCATCTTTGTGGTCAAGTATAGAAGAATAGCATCTAATCATATCATCTATAACATTTTCTTCCACACCAGTAAATATAACTACTGAAAACTTTTTATTGCTAATCTTGTCTTTAGGTTTGTAATTAAAAGTTTTTAAATCTACAACTGTTTTGTTGATATTTGATTTTTGTTTTTTTGGTGGAGGGGTCATACTAATTTGTTAGGAGTAAAAGCTAAGTGCCTATCATTATTTTTAGATGTTCTTAAAATTTCAAATTCATAATCTAACTCTTCAAGAAATCTTATTATAAGCATTGTTTGTTCCCTGACTCTATTCCCTTTCATATCAAAGTCGTGGGTTTCTAAAATAATATAAGGTCGTTCTTCTTTAATAATACTTCTAGCACCTTTTAAAATTTCATATTCAAAACCCTCGGTATCAATCTTAATCATTCCAATAGTATAATCAATGCTAAAATCATCTAAACAGAAGATAGGTACTACATCTTTATCTTCATCATTTTCAAAAGATACTGAGCCTGTGCCACCACTTTTTTTAGGAATAAAGGCTGTCCCACTTTCTTCGCCTATTGCTGAATTGAAAGCGAAAACTTTTTTACCTAAATCATTCAGTGCAATATTTCTACAAAGTCCTTGGTAATTAAAATGACAAGGTTCAAAGGAATAAACTTTTTTATAGTTATCTGCATTTCGTAAACTAACCCCACCAACCATTGCCCCAATATCAACAAATATTTTATCTGGATTACTATTCTTCTCTATAAATTCAAACAGTTCAACTTCTCTGTCATTCGGACCTAAATAATCCTGAGTCAACTGACCTATCTTAGAGTCTTCTCTAATCAACCATTTTAAATTGTGTTTTTCTATGATTTTATTTTTTGACATATTCTTCTAAAATAATAATGTTTTTTAATGCTTCTTTTAAATCTTCAGGTGGCTCTTCTACCCTACTCTTGTATCTCAAATCTAAATTATATAATTTTTCAGGGTCAACCTTTGCTACTCGTGCAAATATATTTCCGTGGTATCTTGCTGAAGCAACATATTCTGCCTTTGCAATAATACCTAAAGCCTTTCTTGGTTCAACCCCAGTCAAGTAACCACCCTTACCTTTCTCTTGAAGTTGTTTGCCCAATAGTTTTGTTATATCATAATCATCTTTTGCCATTGCTAAGACCAGTATTTCGTCGCATACATTATTTAGATGACGCCATACCCATTCAAATTTAGGATTATTACTTCCTGCTTTTGTGGCAATAAATACACCTGTGCCTAATTTTTTTGTTGTATCTTTTGGAGGTACAAAACTATATGCTAAATCAGGAACATAATGACAGTTAGCTTGATTATCAGTAGCACAATCAATAATTTCTTTACATCTTTTAGAACGGACAGTAATTACTTTTGCTAATTTTAAATATTTAACCCAAGGCTTTAATTGTTCTTTTCCTTTTTTAACAATTTCTTCAATACTCATATTAGAGTCGGACTCAAATACCTGAACGCCACAAGAGATAAAAGAAAAGGGTGTTTTGTTTTTAATCGCTCTATCTAAGTAGGAAGTCATATAACCCAAGTGAGCTGTTTTATTTACATAGATTAAACCACCACCACCTATAACAACGTGGTCTGCCCAATCAACTTTTTTTAATTCTGGGTAAGGACTATCAAAAGAAACATCATATCCTAATTTTTGAAAATGACTAGTGAATAATACTTTATAACTATCATCACCTAAATTTCCATAACCACTTGCACCAGCGAATAATATTTTTTGCATAGAATTATTTTTTAATTAGAGTATAAATACGTTGATTATTTTCTTTAATCTTATAAACAAAATCAATCTTCCAAGCATCTAAAGATTTTAGCAATTCTTCAAACGACATAGTTTTTAATTTTTCATCTTCACCATTTACATTGGCTACTTCTTTATCAGCGTAGTAAGATAGTATAAATTTTTTACCATATTTAGAGCAGTCATTAAATAGTGAAGTTATAATTTTTTTGTCTTTTATATATTCAAATAAACCTTGAGCAGTAATATAATCAAATTGCCCTATGTCTTCAGGTAAAAATCCCTGCTCTAAATCAAATACTAAAGTAGAATCAGTAACAGGAAATTTGTCTATACTAAGATATTTAGTAGGAGAAATAATATAATCTTTTAAGACTTCATAACCCCACCTAAATCCAAAACAGAACTACCTGGCTTAATTAAACCAGCAAATTGCTTTGCTCTATATTCCCATTTAAAGCCTTTAAAATAATAGTCAGAAAGATTGTCTGTTTTGTTTTGCATAATCTATTTATTTTATATCTCTTTTTTTCAATTCTAAAAACTTAACTTCTCTACCTAATATTATACTAAGCACTACCATAAAGGGCATAATAATTGGTTGAAATAGGAAACCTAAAATACATTTTAGGTAGGTACTTGGGGGTGAACCGTGAAAAGCAACTTTGAACAAGTAATTTATTGGTTGCTTATCTGGTGGTATTTGCTGTCTTAGTTTTTCTGCCTCCTCTTTGGATATAGGTATGCGTACAGGTTGTTTTAATTTATTCGCAGGTATATGCGATTTTTTATTTGCCATAGAAGTTTTTAAATTATTGTTTAATTGAAGTAATCTCTTCGCTTAATTCTTTAAATAATGTTTTGTTTTTATCTTCAAGAAGTTCTGCTACAAAGTTTTGCCAACCCTGTACTTTTAATGTTTTATATTCATACCAACCACCTGTTTGTTTTACCAATTCAAACTGAAGTCCTAAGCCTAATAAATCGTTTAACTTATCAAAGCCCTCTCCATAGGTTAAGAATATTGTTGTTGTTTTAAAGGGTGCTGCGATTTTATTTTTTGCTACTTTAATCAATGTTGGTTGTCCCTCTTTTCCATTTAACTCTTCAGCTTTTCTACTCCTGACATTCAACCTAATACTTGAAGCAAATTTTAATGCCAATCCTCCAGGTGTTGTTTCTGGGTTTCCATATAATACACCAATCTTCATTCTTACTTGATTAGTGAATAATAATATTGTACCAGATTGTCTAGCAACATTACTAATCCTTGGTAAATGTTGGGATAACAACCTTGCCCTTGTTCCTATATTCATTGTACCATCAATCTCTTTTGCCGAGTCTGACATAGGTACTAATTGAGCCACAGAATCACAAACTATTCCTGCTACACTATGTGACTGACATAACTTTTCCATAATATCTAAAGCCTCTTCCCCAGAGTTAGGTTGTGCTACTATTATATTTTTTATATCTACTCCTAATGCTTCAGCATATTCTGGGTCAAAAGCATTTTCCACATCAATAAAAGCTACTTTCTTTTTAGTTGCTTTTTGAATTTCAGCAATAAATTGCAAACACAAAGTAGTCTTTCCTGAAGACTCTAACCCAAACACTTCAATTATTCTTCCCTTTGGTAATCCACCACCTAAGATTAAATCTAATGATGGTAAACCTGTGGTAATTGTTTCTATGTTTAGTTTTGAATTTTTACCTAAATCCATTAAACTACCCTCACCATATTTCTTGGTAAGAATTTTAATTGCCGAGGATAATGACTTATCTACGGTCTTTTTTTCGCTGTCGCTTGGCATAAAATTTTAGTTAAAAATAAAATACACTATAACATAATTGTATAGTGTATTTTGTATTTTGTCAAGTTTGGTTTCTTAAGCAATATCAATTCCAGCTAGGATATAAGCCTCAGTTGCGGTAATTGCCCTGTACGCTTTTACATTGTTTGTGTGCGTTCTTGTTAATGAGCCATCACTAGCTAGATAATAAGTATTATTATTTTCTAAACTCGTTAAACCACTTACTATATCACCTACTACCGCTGGGGATAAATCTACCCCAATTAAAGCAGACTCATCAGCTATGCCCATAAATCCTACCCAATCAGGTAATCCAAATTGTAAAGTAGAACCATTGTTTACTATAGCAATATTACTATCATCAATCATAGATACTGTACTACCGCCACTAAAGTAATTACTATAGTCAATAAATTCGTCAGTTTGTGTATCTAAGATAACCATATTGCTATCTCCATAGATACACATATATCTATCATCAAATGGGAACATTCTAGCGGAAGCCCCAAAAGCTACTGGTGGTGTAAGAGAAGAAATACTAGTTATGGTTGTACCCGATATGCTACATTTCCTAATTAGTTTATTTGCGGATATATCTTGGTAGTAATAATATACGTGAGAGTCATCTAAATATCCACAACCTTTGATATTTTGACTTTCCGATTCTAAAAGAATACTACCATTAGTTATAGCCAAAGTTGAAGTATTCACTGTAGAACAATAACCACGTGAAGAATCTGGGTGGGAATAACTTTCGCGGTAGGAAGACAAAAATTTATTATCTGTGCCAGTTATAGCTAATGTTATATAACCAACATCACTATATTGAGCAAGAGCACCAACCGTTGCTGTCGCACCATTTCTTTTAATTGCTATGTTATAACAACCATAATTAGGAGAGCCTATAGAAAAAGCAACAACAGCTATCTCGTCGGTAACAGAAATACCGATAGCATCTAAAAGAATTGCATTTGTGCTAGTGTTTATAGAAAAAGTAGTACCAGCCGTTAACGTTGAAGTTCCAGGAACAAAGCTAAAAACTTTTCCATATACCCCAGCAGAGCCAGTGGTATCCCAAAATATTACAAAACTATATTCACCTAACCTAGCTATCTTTACACCTACAGTACCACCTATACTAGAATCGGTAGAACTATCTTCTAAAGTAACAGCATAAGAACTATTGTAAGAATACACTCTAGTTATTGTTGTTCCAACAGTCGTATGAACCTCTGCTATATAGTTATCACCTAAACTACAATGTACGCCACCACCAACACTAGAACCAGAAGTAAGCCCTAAAACTTTCCATATTTTATCCCCAGCACCGTCATAATCCACTACTTTTAATGGGTCACCTAAAGTAATAGCTTCTCCAGTTTCGTAATTTTTTTCATTAGGTAAATTTGTAAGTTGAGAACCATCACCTATAAAGTAACCTGCAGTTAAATTTCCTACTACTTGTTCATTACCTGAAACGACAACATCTCCTCCATAAGCACCATTACCTTCAACATTTTGGTTTCCTGAAATTACAACATCTCCACCAAAAGAACCATTGTTGTTTACTTCAATATTTTTTATATTTGTAGCCTCGTAATTTGCAAAATCAATATCAGCAGAAACAGGATTAGTTAAAGCATCACCACGTATTCTTGAGATATACCCGCCGTCATTTTTACCAAATGAAACGGTTAATCTTTCATCAGAAATATTTGCGTTAGAAATTGCAACTGCACTATCAGGAACAGTCACATCAGCAAGTCTATACCAATTTCCATCACCTAAAGCCGTATCAATATCTCCGTTAGTTAAAGCTGTAACACCTGAACCTAAAACTACTTCCATTGTAGCTACATTATTTTTTAATGCGTTTGGTTCATCTTGTGCCAAGTGCATAACGATAGCATCAAGTCTATTGCTACCTGAAGAATTACCAGCGATAGTTAAAACTTCTGCGTCATTGTTTTCAGTGATAACTTTCCAAGTCACACCATTTTTTGTGTACTCAATCAAACACGCACCAGGTCGTACTTCAACCGACATTGCATTTGGAGTAGATTCGTAGACTTCTAAATCATTGTTTGAACCCTCAGCGTCAAATACGCCCTCGCCCATCAATTCATTTACAAACCCACTCAACTCTTCGGCTGTGTATTGGGCTTGGTTTGAGTCTATGATATAAATTTTTGTACTCATAGAATTATATATTAGCTATTAAATTTGCCCATTTAACAAGGCAACTTGTTTTTTTAAATAATCAATATCCCCTATAATTGGTTCTGCTGGTAATGTTTTCAAATCTTCACTAACTATTTTAATTTCCACTTCTTCAGTACCAGTTTCATTTATAGTAATTTCTTTTTTCATTATCCTAACAGATTGGTTAAAGGATATAAATCCATTGTTTAAATAGACATTTATTATATCTCCAGTATCAAACAATTCGTGGTCTATTTTACTGGTATCTATTTTTAGTTTAGGAACATAGAACTCTACTTTATGTTCATCTAAGAAATTTTGAGCTTCATTTCCCAAGTCAGTAACATCAACAGTTTGGGAAAAGTTTTCTGTATCTTCTAGTAATCCATATTTAGTTTTGGAAGTAGCATCACTTTTTGTTGAAGTAATACTACTCTTTCCTACACCAGTAACACTATTAACCATATCACCACCATCTACTTTGACATCAAAATTAAATAGGTTTGCTCTAGCTACTTGGTTAATATTATATTGAAGAATTATACTAGCAGACTTGTCTGTTCCTATGGATTGTTTAAAATCTAACGCCAATGTAACTTGGTTAATTTTAAACTCTGCATTGTCAGACATTTTTGCTATTTTATCCCAAGCAGAGAATACTGATGAGCGAGAAAATTCAACTTCGGTAATAGTGTAAGAAACGTTTGTAATTCCTTGAGTAATAATTGTATCATCTAAAGCATTTGTGTCGGTTAAGATATTATATAATTCTGTGGAGGCACTACCTGAATTTATGTTTCTGCTAGTCAGCCTTTTTTTAAATAGCCCCAACATTCCAATACAGTTCACAGTAATTTCAGTAGCGGTACTTTCTAGGTCTTCAATAAATCCAGTAAACTTAATATCACTACCTTTGTATATTCTTATTCTATTATATAATTGTAAGTTAGTCAAAGTTGCCTTTGGGTCTAAAACTCTAATCTTAAAACTAGCGCCACCCGCTTTGTTAAGCTCACTACTATATTCTACATCATAGAAATTAGTATTTAAAAGTGTTGTTATAGTATTAAAACTTTTGTCGTATAGAGTTATTTTATAGATATTATATTTTAGCGTTTTTCCAAGTAACATCTACTCTTTGAGTAGGGAATACCCAAGTCACTAATGGGTTATAATCACTTTCATACATAAAGGAATTTTCACCAGGCTTCACACCAAACCAATCACTAGCACCATCTAAGTAACCCGATAAATCTGTTCCATCATTTTTTACAACTGTTCCATTCTGAATATCAAAGTCAACATATTCACCCGCAGCTAAAGTTGTATTTATTTTTAATTCTTTTTCAATGAAAGATATATTTTTACATCTAAGTTTATTGAAAGAAACATTTAAAGTAGTTCCTACCTTAGATTTAATTTTACATTCTATTTTTATAATATCTTCCCAACTAGGAGCACCAATTACATCAAATTGGTCTTTTAACATTCTTAAATAATTCCAACCATTTCTTAATGTAGCATTTGTCTCAGAAAATTGTAAAACAAATTCATCTACACCAACGGTTTCAATAAATTTAACATAGTTTGTACCAGCAATATAATCACCAATTTCCATATTATCTACATCATCAATATATACAAACATTGATAACCATTGTCTTTTAATGGGAGCTACTACTTTGAAATTGTCTATTCTACAATCAGCCATATCAGATTGACCTGCAGAATAATTAAATCTAACACCCAAATAAGTCAAAGCTGAATAATCAGCCCCAGAACCATATCTAGTCATTGATAATAAATCTGCTCTAACAGTATTCCAGCCATCAGTAAAAGCCGAGCCATCATTTTTAGTTGTGGCTTCAAGATATTGACCATCAACACCTAAAGCAGTTGCTATATCTAATCTTATGTTAGTAATATTTGTTACTAAAGGAACAAACACATCACATTCTATATATCCCTCTTCGTAACCACGAATATCTTTTGAGGACATATTGTTAGTATAAACTCCTGCGTAATTATTAACTGTTTTAGACACATCAATATCAAATTTAAGACTGGCATTTCCCTCCGTCTTAATTGAGTAGTCAACTACTAAATCTTCAGCATCACCCTCTTCAACCATTGTCCCATCATTCGTTAAACTGTCGAAATAATTGAGTTGTAGCGTATCTTCGTATGTTGTATCAAAGTCTAGGTCAAAAGTGCCTGTAAGGCTCATAGAATCGTTTACATTGTTCGTTGAAGTTAATTTTAAAGACTCAGTTCCATATATAAAGTGTACATCATCAACAACCCCACCACTCCAACCCTCAGTAGAATCAAAATTTGCCACAATAGATTCTGAGGTAACAGACTCGTCAAGCCTAACCATTCTAGGATTTTCTGCGTAGCCATATAACCTATAAGTAGCAGGAGCTTCTATTGTACCTGCTTGATAAATTTGAACTACATTATTATATAAAATATTTACGCTAATAGGAACAAATATCAACGGGAAAGCCATACCTTGACGCCAACCCATCAAACCAGTTTCGGAAAATTCTGTTGAAGAATAAACAAAAGGGTCGGACGCTTTTAAATTCAAATTAAATTCAGCAACAAGTTTATTTCCCATTTGTCTTCTTATATCAACATCTTGTTCTACTTTGGCATTTATATTCCAAGAATTTCCCTCACCATCAACCCAAGATATTTCAATATACCCGTCATTAGTACCCTCAACTGGTTGTGGAGGTAAAGCAAAAATTCTTTTCATCAACTCTTCAGTCTGCATTAGCTTTAAGTGGTTTGGTTGTTTGATTATACCTTGGAAAGATATATTCTTTTTGCCATAAAAACTATAAGAGTCCCAGATACCGTGTTGACCATATTTAGTAATTTCATCATTTTTAATCTCAGATAAAAAGCTTGGGTATTCTTGTAATATAATACCCGTGCCTGGTGTATAGGCATCTGAAAAGGTTAAGCAAGGGTTTATTTCTAAACTCTCGCCTGTGTAAGTGTTTAAAATTGTAAAAGTATATGCCATCATATAGTTATCTTCTTCTTAATTGCCAATGTAGGTTTTTAGCCACAGTCATAAAGTCCACAGAGCTGTTTATATTATTATTCATTGTTATTGGTTGGTTGTAAGAACTTGTACTTCCCGCAGGGCTTGTAAATCCACCTGAAGCAAATCCTTTGTTTAATCTTAGTGATTCTAATTGACCAAAGAAAGGTCTAAAAGAATTTACCATCCATTTTGGTGCTACCCATTCTCCTTTGTGTACTACTCCAGCAACATCACTTTTGTTTCCACCACCTGTAAACCCACCTTTAGCAAATCCTGGAGCGGGTATAGTTGAACCTCCACTACTTCCCCTAGCGGCTGCTAGTTTTGCTGCTAAGGCTTTTTTCGCCGCTTCTGCTACTTGGTTTAATTTTTGTATCAATCTATCATAACTTAATGTTAGATAATTTTCTAAAATTTGTTGTTTGGCAATAACTTCATTAGTCATATCAGCGTAGATAGTAGTAGATGCTTCTTTGAAAGCTTCTAACTCAGCTAATTCTCTTTCAAGAGTTGCTGCGTAAATTGCTTCTTGGTTTATAGCGTCTTGTGCTACAGCAATTGCCTCAGCAGAAAATCCTTGTTCTGTTAAGTCATCAATGTTTAAATCTTTTATAGTTCCATCTATAATTTTTTCTTGAATTTGTCTTATCTCTTCGGCAGATTTTAATTCTGCTTGACGTTTAACTTCAATAGCTTCTAATTCTTTTCCTAATTTGAAAGCTACAAAATCTAACTCTGACAACTGGTCTTTTGCCTTTTGTTCAGCGAGTGCTTTTTCAACCTCTTGTCTTTGTTCAACAAAAATCTTTTGCTGTCCTAATAAGATAGCAATTTCTCTTTCAAGTTTTTCTGTTTTAGAACTACTTTCAGTATCTTCTAGTTGGGCTTTTAGTTCATCAATCTTCCCAGTGTAGTCAACGCCGTCCGCTGCTTTTTGTAATTTAGAAAACTCATTAGTGAATTTTTTTAACTCAGTAATTTGGGCTTGAATATCAGCTTTTCTTTCCACATCAGCGTTAGACAAATCATCTTGTAATTTTTTTATTTTTTCTAAAGCAGTAATGTAATCCTCAGTAGCCCCAACTGCACCTTGTTGGGAAAGTTTACCAGCTTGTTCATCAAACTTTTTATTTATCTCATCAAGTTTACTAGCATAATTATCTAAATCAGTTTGAACACCTTTAAGCCATTTATCGTGTTCTTCAATTACTTTAGTAACAGAATCTTTTATTTTTTTCAATTCTTCATCTACTTCTGTAAGACTATCAACTTCATTATCTACACTAAAGGCATCTTCTAATTCTTGTTTTATAAGTCCTGTTAAACTTACTATTTCTGCTTGTTGATTTTCATATTGGTTAGTTAAATCTACAATAGCTTTTTTTGCTGCCTCAACTCCCTCTTCAACTGAAGAGAAAGATTCAAGTGTTTCACCACCTGCTTTAATAGCAAATACTCCAAGTCCCTCTAATTCTTTTCCTAACTCCTCAACTTTTTTTGCACCGCCCTCGGCACTTCCACTAATTCCTTTAATTGCGTTCTCGGCAATATCCGCTGCTGTTTCTGCTTTTTTTGCCATTATATCAGATTCAGTACCAACACCTTTTGCTAAAGAACGTGCAATAGTAGCGTACTCTCTTGCCTGTTCAGCGTATGCTTTTGCATCTGCATCTAAACCATTTGCAACTGCCTCAACGGCTTGCATAGAAGCCTCACTTGCTTGGTTAGATAGACCAGCAACATCATCAGCTATTTTTTTAGTTGTAGCAGTAATGCCACTCTCTATTTTAGCTAGTTCATCTTCTAAATTTAAATTCTTTCCTAAACTGTCATTGTAGTCAGCCCATACCTCAGCTATTTCTTTTGCTGTTTGTTTAGAGTTTTTCTTAGCGTCAGCATATCCCTCAGTTACAAAAGTAGTAGAAATTTCTGTTGCAAAATCAGAAACACTTAATCCATCTTTTAATGCTGCTCTAGCCTCAACTATTTGTCCTTTTTTTAATTTTTCCCAAGCGTCTTTTATTTTATCTAATGCTGAAATGAAACCTTGATAAACAGAAAACATTATATTTGCAAAAAGACTAGTAATTGTTCTACCAAAACCTCTAACAACAATTAAGATAGTTGATAGTCCAGCACTAAATCCTTTTTTTAGACTAAACCAAAATGCTTTATTACCTGTAAGTATTTGATTATTTACAGCATCATAAACTCCACCAACTGCTTTGGCTTGTCTAACTGCTTCGTTTACTAAATCAATTTTTTGTTGCACTGCAATTCTAATCAGTTCATCTCTTTGTTTTTTTAGTAATTCTACTTTTTTAGTAGCTAGTTCTTTTTCACCCTCAACAGATTCATCAGCGTAACGTTCAAAAACTTCTATCTCTTTACCATAACGATTTCTTAATTCATTTACAGTATCAGCAGTTTCTTTAGTCTGTATTGCTATTAGTTTTTGTAAATTATCAACAGCTATGGCTTGTTGATTACTTGCTATCAATTCTTGTATTTTAATTATTTCATCTTTTGTTCCACCCAAAGCATTTACAGCTAAATCTCTTTGTCGTTGTAATAATACATCTAACTCTTCTAAATTTTCTTCAGTAATGAAAAGCTCTCTTTTACCTGTTTCTTCATTTGCCCTAGTAGTTAGGTCAGTTATTGATTTTATAATTTCGTCATTTGCTTTAGTAACAATATCAGCCTGACTTTTAGCCGACTCTTTCATTTTAGTTGCTGTTTCTACAGACACATCTCCTTGTTCTATCATAGCGTCAATCGTTGACATTCTATCTTCAATTTCTGTATCTAGTGCCTCACCTATTGCTTTAGAATTTCTTTCCGCTGCTTTTGAAACTGTTTTTAGTGCTTTATTTACTTTTACTGTTTCTTCTTCTGTAGTCTTAGAAAAACTTTTTAAATTTGCAATAGGTTTTGCTAAATCAATTTCTGTGTTGTCACCATCAATATCAATATCAACTTTTAATGTTAAGTTTTTAGTATCTTGAATTTTTTTAAAACTTCTCTTTATTTTATCCACACCTAAATCAACCCCTTTTTCTGTTTCAATAATAGTTCTTAAAATAGGGTCTTTAACTTTTTTGTCTAATTCTTTTTCAATACTTAAACCATCAATATTTCCTAGACTGTCTAACCAGTCATCAAAAACAGATTTAGCTTTTATTAAAATAGGTATTAAAATTCCAATAGCAATCGCTATCAAGGCAATAGGGTTTAACGCTACAGTTAATGCCTTTCCTATTGCACCTACAGCTAAAGCTACTGGACCTGCTACTGCTAAAAATCCTAAGAACCCTGCAATCATTTTTTTAGTTGCAGGAGATAATGAAGCAATAGCATTTGTTACGTCAATTAAAGTTTGTACTAAACCTCTCAAAGACTCTCCTATTACATCTTTTTGAAATTGTATAAATACATTGTCTATAGATGAACCTAAAATTTTCCAATCACCTGACAGGTTGTCTAATTGAGCAGAAGCTATCCTTGCTGCTATACCCGTAGCTCCCATTTTACTTTCAAGTTCATCTAACAATTCACTAACAGGTTTACCTGCTCTAACAGCTTGGTCTAAAGCTAGAGCAACAGTTGGGCCTACAATTTTACCAAAGGCTTGAAATACTTGGGCAGAATTTATACCTGATTCTTGCAAGGTATCAAAAATTTCCCCAAGACTTTTTGTTTGTGGGTTTAAATCCTCTACAGATATTTTTAAGTTATCAAATATCTTTGTCATCTCTGAAGTAGGGTCTGCTAGTCGTGTAAGTATCCCTCTAAGGGCTGTACCAGCTCTAGCACCAAATATACCTGCGTTAGCAAAAAATCCTAATGCTGCGGTTGTTTCTTCAACAGATTTACCAAACGTAGCCATAGCTGGACCTGCAAATTTCATTGACTCTTTTATTCTTTCAAAAGTCAAATTTGAATTTGCTATGCCCGCAGCGAAACTATCAGTAACTCTGTTTGCTTCTTCTGCTGCTAAACCATAAACAGTAAGAGCAACGGAAGTTTGTTCTGCCACCTCAGCTAATTCCGATTGGGTTGCTGCTGCTAAATCTAAGATGCCTGGGAGAGAACCCATTATCTCATCAACAGCTAAACCCGCAGATGCTAATTTATACATAGAGTCCGCTGCTTCTACTGCACTGAAAGCAGTATCTCTTCCTAATTGTTCAGCGAAAGCTGTAAGCTCTACTCTAGTATCCGCTGCTACATCACCCATAACTGAAAAGGCGTTCGTCATTCCTTTTTCAAATTCCGCTGCCGTTTTTATTGCTGTTTTACCCAACAATAATAAGGGAGTAGTAAGACCCAAAGTCATTTTTGTTCCTACACTTCTTAGCGTACTAAAAGTACCCTGCATCTTTTGGAAAGAAGCAGACATACCTTTAGTTGTTTTATCTGTTTGAGTGCCTAAGCCGACTAAATCTTTTTCTACCTGTTTGAGAATTTTGGAAGCCTCATTAATCGCCTTAACCACTATTGTTGGGTCATCTAAGACTGGCATATTATTTTAGTATTTTAGTTTCACCTTTTTTATAATCTCTTTCTCTCTTTCGGTTAAAGGTGTTTTATCATAGGTGTAGTTTCCCCTAGCTATCTCTAGTCTATGGTTTGCTAGGCGTGCTGACACTTCACTAAATCGCTTCCTTTGTTCTGGTGTGGCTTTTTCCGTTTTTACTAGCTCCCTAAACCCAGATAATTTATTTGGGTCATCTTGCTGTCGGCTTGTTTGAGGTTGCCACGTTCTATCAGGATAAGGTACAGGTACATCTTGCCACTTATTCAAAGCATCTTTTGTTTGAGCGTGGAGAAGATAGTTAAATTTCATTTGTTCGTTGTTTTCAAGGGTTTCCATATTACTGGAATATTCATACATCTGGTATATGTCTTCCCAATACATATCCTCAGTAACTTCCCTGAATGACCACCCATATCGCTTGCCTAATACATCTATTATAGATATTAATAAGTCTGTAGGTGGCAATGGTATTCCCATTATTTGGTCGCCCCCAGACCTGCGATAGGGGCTACGGAGTTTTTTAAGTTTTTGACAAACTGGTTCAAATCTAAAACTACACTTGCAATTTTATCAATATCTTCAGCATAGAAATCAACTTCTATTTCTTCTTTTGTAAAACCCAAAGCAAGACTGACTAATTCAATCTTGTACTTACCCATCTTACCTGCTACTGCCATCATCTCAGTCATTTTAGTAACAGCATTTTCTTTGCTTAATTTCTCGGCAAGTTCTTCTTCTATTTTTTTTAAATCTGGGTTTCCTTTTTCATCTTTATATTTTTCATAGTTAACCCCAGTGTTATTTACTAAAGTATTTACTTGTGCTATCCATTCTGCAAAAACTTTTTGTGCTTGATAATAAGCACCAGCTTTAAATTTAAATACTTCAATTTCTTGTCCATCAGACAAGGTTAATTTTTTTGATAAAATTGTAGGAGTAGCCACAGACTCAACTTGTGGTTCTACTTCTTTTTCTTTTTGTGGAGGATTAGTTCCCACCACTTTTTTAGCTTCATCTTCCATAGGAATTTTACTTAATAATTTAATATCTAGACCTAAAATGTATTTTAGGTTTTACGCTATCCAGTAGCCTATGGGCAGAGCAATAAAGCCCCACCCATAGTCTTGTTTAGTTTTAAACAAGTGCTTCGTGAATTGAAAATAACTGGTGTCCAACTGCGTGGGTAGTATCAGCATAAGCTGTAAACGTAACCGCACAAGCTGTAGGATTATCTCTTTCAAAGTTTACCTCAATACCGTTTGACAACACCTTGAAGAATGTCCAAGTAGTTAATAAGCCAGTTTGGTCGTCTGCAATTTCTAACATCAAAGGGACGTAAGAAAGTGAAGTTTGACCACCCACACCTATTTTTCTTTCTGAAACACTCTCGTCGTATGTTGCGTTTGCGATAGCAAGTCTTAACTTATCAAGACTAGTTTCAAGCATACTTACTGTAACCTCAGCACTTTCTGAAGTGATAGAAGTATCAACGGCAGCTAAAGTTTGGTCACAAAAGATGTCTTGTTTCTCATAGTTATAAGAAACAGTAACACCACCTTGTGTACAACCTAAATCTACACCCGAAACTGTACCCCAGTAGTACCCATCAACGTCAACGGCATTTACATTGCCACCAACACTAACAACTGCACCACCAGTATTTATATTATTGACATCTATAGACATAATAATAATAATTAGTGAATAAAACGAAGTTTTCTGCTTTCTGCATTTTATTCTAGCTTAACCCTTTATTTCTTTAAATAATGGTTTTGGGACACTCCTATGGCATCTACAAGGCTTATCAACCATCTCCAAAAGCATCTCTGCGACCTCAGAGTCTACTTCAACTGGAATTGGTTTTAAATCCTTGGAGTAACCAAAGGCATATCCCCCATATTTTAAAGTTGTAAAAGGACTAATCGCTACCACTAAACAAATTAGTTTTCGCTTATTTTGTTTCGTCATCTTGTTCTTTCTTATCTTTTAAAGCCATAAACAATTTATCTGCACCATAGAATTGTTTACTTAAAATGCTTCCCCACGTCTTTCTCAAGATAGACTTTGTTTCTTCTTTCAGGTCTTCCTGCGGTGCATCTTTCAGTAAGTGTATTATAGCATTTTTTTCCTCATCATTCAAAGGCTTACCTTTAATATACCCTGAATACAATCCTCTGGCAATATACTTTTCTATCATCTCAAGTAATTGAGCTTCTAATCGTCTAAGTTCAAAGTATGTATCTCCCGTTAAATCTCTTAGGGCTTCTTGTAATTCTACGTCTTCTTTTTCATCAGGAAACCATCTTTTAAATCGCTTTTTAACCTTCTCATCAAAGGTAAATTTTTTCTTTGGTTGCATACGCTATATTAACTAAAAATTAACTGCTAGGGACGTTTGTAATACGATAAAGGGTAAATACCCTATAAATATCTGTAATCGTCTCAAAAAGGGGTGTTTTTTGTACTCTGAAGCTAGTAAAGGCTAGAACATTGCTGTCAGAAACCCTTTGGTTATGAAACAAGGCATAAACTCTATCTTCAATGGCATCAGATTCCTTACTAGTTGTATTCTTGCTAAATATCTCTATTGAAAATCCTGAAGTGGCAATTCCAGTATCTCTATCTTCGTGATATGGATTATCTTCCTCAGCAATCAGATTATATACTAGGCAAGGATAATCATCTACATCTTTTAAAGGATTTGCGTGTCTTATTTTACTAGCACCACCCAATAGGTTAACAAGTATAGTATCACCCTTTAATCTATCATAGACTAATTTTTTTAAATTGTTTGTTGAACGGTTTGCCATATTTAATATGCTTTATCAACTGCTTTTAAAATAGCAGAATTAAAGAACTTTATTACATCATCAGATATTTGGATTTTAGTTTTCTGAACAAAGTATTGCCCAGATAAGAATTTTCCATTTTTCAAGTGATGACCATACTCAACCCATTTAGCATACGGAGCTGTTGCTGGGTCAGGACCAACTACTATTCTTCCTTGTACCATATTGAAACTTAATATCCCAATACTTCGTTGCAATTTTCCTGTATCTACTGGCGTATTCTCTTTCAATTCTCTTTCAGCATATTTACCAGTCAGTTCAAGAGTATCAACAATAGCCTTACTTATATTTGTGTCCATCTTCTTTATCATCAAGGCTGTTTTAGCAAAGCTTTTTCCACCGCTAACTTGTATTAAGTTCTTAGCCATATAATTATTAAGAATCTAAATCTTCGGACTTCATCAAAAATTTATAGTGATGCCCATTATTACCTAATGGATTTTTTTGTAATTGTACTGCTGTTATTGTGTAGTATTTATTGGTATCTATATCAATCACTCTATCGTGATTAGCAGGTTCATTCGGATAATCTCCTAGGTTAGAATACATTTTATAGTTGCCCATAAATTCTAAACCTTGCATATCTTTTATTTCCTTAACAGACATTGGCTGGATAGAAGTTCTTATCCCACTTACTATAACATCTGAAGACCAATCCTCAGTAAAATCTCCAATATCATCAACGGTTTCCACTCTACGTGTAATCATTATATTTGAGTTTAGTAAAATTTCGTCAATATCTGTGAACGACATAAAATTATTTTTTTAATTAGATGCTTTGTGAGGAGTTCTTGTAAGGTGTCAACATTAGTTTGACGTTGTCGGACAATAGCAACCCTTTGTTATTATTATTTTTTAACTTATCAGACATCACTGCTAAGTCAATAGTGTAATCTCCAATTTTAAGTTTCTTCTTCTCTCCGACATAAGTAGAACTTCCTGAAGCTACTTGCTCTCCATAAAAGGAAAGCATAACTTCGGATAAGGCAGTAATCGTTGCCATTTTCACTCCCTCAGGAACAGATGCAGGACCACCTATGTAATTTAGCAATGAATAGAAATTATTTTTATATTCACTACGAATTACGATACCATTTGATAAATCAAGAGCACCTGCATAGGTGGCGTATCCAGCATTTTTATTTATATCTACTTTAGTAACGTCAATATCTACTTCTTGGTCTACACCATAGAACTTTAATTTGATAGAGTTCAAAGTAACAATAGGAGTATTCTTAAAAAAGAACATATAAAAACCACGTTGGTCAATTAAGCCCTCTTGTTGTTCATCATAGGTATCTCTAGTAAGATCATTACTACAATAATCTTTTATTAAATCACTAACCATTGGGATTAGCGTATTTATCTGGAGGTCTAATTCAGAACTCTTTATTCCTTTTGCGTTTTTGTACTCTTCTAAAGTGATTAGATTTGACATAAACTAAATTATTTAGTTTTGAGGAGTTTGATTAATTTCCTCTTTAACTTTTGAATCTTGTAATTTTTTAAGTACAAACCCCATAATTACCGCAGAATAAATACTAGCACTTGATAGTAATTTTTCTAAGAATTTTGCTTGGTCATCATCAAGCTCTACTTCTTCTTTTGCACGGAAAACTTTTTGACCTAAGTCATAAGCTTTAATCATTTCTTCGCCAGATGCTAATTCTTGGCTGGTTGCACTCCCTAGTTTATTAACTAGAACATCACGAACAGTAACGGCTTTATCTTTACCATCTTTAATAGGTTCACCTTGAAAAGTTCTTAACTCTTCGTCTAACGCTTTAATTACGAACATAGTAATTATAATTTAATATTTAATTGAGTAGATATGGTGGCATACCACTCATTACTTATACCTATATTCTATTACCTATTTGGCATTTTGTCAAGTTTATTTTTTTGGTGACAAAACCTTTTTAATAAACAATGGTAATAGTCTTTTTAACGCTAATTCATAACTAGCAATGGCAATAGATAACAACGCAATATAGCTTTGTATCATATCAGTTGTAACCCAACCTTTTGCACTTATTATAGTCCAAACTAGTGTCAGAGCAAATAACCCTAAATAGGTTGCTCTCTTTGTAGCTTCTTTACCAAATTTGGCAGAAACCTTTTTGTACAATTCAAGTAATATTGAAGTTGCAATACCTAGTAAAATTTCCATAGAAATTATGTTTACTTAGTTAAATAATTCATTTAATTTTTTCCTAGTCGTTCTACCAACAAGACCTGTTCCTGAAGATAAATTCCAAGGGTGTAATATATCTTTGGCATAAGCCTCTTGAAATAGTTTGACTGACTTCATAGTAATACCGCCAAAGTATCCTGTACAGTCAACTGAGTCTGGGAAAAGTTTTAAATATTTCAAACACTTCTGAAGCATAGCCACGTCAGAGTTTTTCATTCCTACTTTTAGGTTTGTTTTAAACTCATATCTAGGCTTGTTTGAATTTGGTTGTGGAGTAGGTGTTGGGTCTTCTTTCTTGTCTGCCCAATCATTTCCCAAATTAAGAAAATATCTTGCCGACCTAATCTTATTTGCCTCAAACCATTCTTCAGTAATAATTCTTTGACCTTTGAAGCCATAAGTTTCTCCCCAACTGTCATCAATCACTAATGCTTTTTTACCATTCCACATAGTAAAGTCTACCACAGTAATAAGATGGTAGTAAGGATATTTTTTGTCTGTTGGTAATTGAGGTACAGATTGATTATACCCTCTACCAAAGTTTATTCCCAGAGCAATACCTTTGCCTGTTTCGTGTACAACTTTTGCTATTTGGTCAATAGCATCTTTTGCATAAGTGTTAATAGTAATAACTGAACCACCTTTTATAATCTCTGCTACCTTCAACATAAAAGTAGTACGTTTCAAAGGAGCGTTCATCTCACCATCAGACATACCTTGTGAGGGCATTAAAGATTCAAGAGTTGCACCATACTTACTTGCGAATAGCATAGCCTGTCTTGAGTTCATTCCCGAGCTAGGTTTATTTGTACGTCGGTCATAAATATCTAACGCTGAAAGTTCAAGGAACAAATCCTCTTCTAGAGAATTTTCAATCCCTAAAACTTTGGCAATAGTTTGACCAACACAACTGCCACTACCATTTTGATAGCGAACAGGAAATTTTCTCCATTCATCTTGAGTTTTTTCAACCCAAACAAATGGTGACGCAGAGGAAACTTCTTCATTACGGTAATCTCTTTCATCTTCTTCTTCCTCAAGATTACCAGTACCCAATACTAAATCCACGTCTGGGTTTTGTAATTTTTCTTTTTCCATACACATAAGTTAATTGATAAAGTGGGGCAAAGGGGTGGGATAAAAGTCGGTTTTGCCCAGTTACGACTTTCAGTTTTTAAAAATTGGCTGTTTAAGGATAGGTAGCCAAACCTTAGGTGGGAGAGAACTGGTGGGAAATGGGGTAGGACTAGCGTAAGCTAGAGATAGGTATCACCTCCTTTCTTTCGGCTTCAAGCCAATAAGGGGAAACGTGTAAACAATTCTTGCACTTGTGCAAAACTTTATGGCTCTTGTCATCAGTTTCGTGACCAACTAATTGAGCAAATTCTTTTTTACACTTAGGGCATCTTTTGAATCCATAGATAGGATTGTCTGGGTCAATGGGTTTAAACATTATTCTACCTCCACTAGTATCATCTCTTCGTAGAATATGCCTATTCTCACAAACTTGATTAACCACACATCAACCTCCCTCTAAGTCTAGCTAAATCATTGCTAGACCATACTTTGTTGGGTTCTGTAATTATCTCTATAAACTCATAGATTTCTATTACAGTTAAATTTTGGAAAAGTTCGTGCCAATGTCTGTGGAACATCATATCCCACTCAACTATATTAGCATAATCTTTACCACCCCTAGATTGAGGTTTGGTATGGTGTCTATCTGTTCTATTCTTAAACTTATTTTTAGTCTTATTTTTCCTTTTCTTTTTGTTCATTATATACCACCTTTTCAAAGAACGATTTTGGACGGGAGAATTTATTTAGGGTGGCTTCTCCCAAAGTACCACAGTTATTAACTAAATCCACTCCGCATTTTAACCTCCTTACTTTGGTGTATAATACTTCAGTAAAAATTGGATAGTGGCAAATATTCCTCCACCACCTACTACTGAAATCAGCGTGTTTAACGCACTTCTAAAATAATTTCTTCCATTTTGGTTTTTAACTAAATCATCTACATTTACTTTATTGTCTTTAATCCATTTGCTATTATCCCTACAAACTTCAATCAATCCAGGCTTACCATTACCATCTAAAGTAGTAACAACCTTATCTACTCTTTTTTGTAGGTACTTCATATCTGAAGACATCACTGTCATTTTTACGTTTACATCATTTAAAACTTTTAGGGTATCTAAACTAGTATCATTGTTTGATAGATGTTTTGAAAATTCTGCACTCTTTAAAAATGCCAGTATTTCTTTTTTTATGTCTTCACTCATAGTGTTAAATATTACCTTTGGTATATTCTTATTAGTGGGTTTAATATAATGACTTGTACTTTTGCACCAATTACTCTACAACAAATCTTAGCAGGTACACCTACTTTTTTGTTTATATAGGTGTACATTCCAGAGTTTGTGTAAAAAATCATAATCTATATTAGTTCTTAAATTTCTCTTCTTGTGAGCCTCTATCATCTATTTGAAAATGAATATCAAATTCTAATAATGCAGGTGCTTGTGAACCAGTGCCAGCCCAAGTATCATCTGCCCCAGTATCACTTCTATAAATTCTTAACAATATTATATGGGATATTCCTAACCCTGTTCCAGGAATAGAAACACTAGCAGTAAGTTCGTGCTTGTCATCTACCCCGCTACAAGAGTCAGATAGGTCAATAGTGCCAGACTCAACAAAATTATTTCCAATATTTGAAATTGAATAATCAACTTTCCAGCCTACCTCTACTGCTCCTTCTGCTACTCCTCTGTTTGCGGGAGTCCAATGAATATGTGCTAGTAAATCAGAACCCTGTTTGTACGTGTGAGGCATTTGACAAGTGGCAAAAGCTTGGTCATTTTTATTGAATTTGTAAACTTTAAACGAAGCTCCTGCACCTGAGGGTTGATAATCATAAAGACCTGGGTCAGAACTACCACCAAAACTAAAAGCTCCAGGGACTATTCGTAAGTCTTCCCATCTTAAATCTAAATCTTGTTGTGCTCTTTGTGGTTTGCCCATATAATTATTTTTTTATTTAATTATTACCCGATTCTATGCCAGTTTGTTCCATCACAGTAAAGTACAACCCAATCTCCATCTCCGCCTATTATCAAAGTATTTTGACCATCAATAGTTGCGGTAGTTTCAGTATCAATCGTTATGTTATTTGTACCAGCATTTAATCCTGTATCTTTGATAGTAATTACCTTACCTTTTATAGTTGTTTCGTCCAATAAAGTAAAGCTAGTAACTGCTCCAGTATTAGTGTAAGAAATTTGATATATATCTGAGTAAGCATTTGTATCGTAAGTCGCTGTAGTGACATAGGATATAGATTTTAAAGTTGTTTCAACAACTGCTCTAGATATTTCATACCAAGCACCGCCCGCTTCTGAGTTCCATATTAGAGTAAGTGTATCGCCAGCCCTTAAAGTACAATCTTGAGCTTTTTCTAATATTAGTTTTGAGCCAGATAAGTTTGATAAATCTCTGAAAGTAACGGTATCCGTATTGTCATCACCTTGTACTACTATTATTTGACCATCAAATTGACCATCTGCTATATTTGGTGTACTTGTTAAGATAACTGGACCTGTATTGCCCTCAACTTTTACATAAGAATTTGTTGAAGCTAAAGTTTCTCCAACTAGCATTTCATTAGTTGTTCCAGGCTCTATACAAAAAGCTTTTTTAGCACAAACACCTACATCATTCATCTTCATTACTGACACCGCAGAAGAATCAACAGTATTTACTGCAGGAGCAAATCTAAACTCTGCACTTGTAGCAGAAGCGTAAGCACCAGAAGTACCAGCACCTATGTAAACAATATTTTCTGTAGCATTATTCACCATTGAGAACATAGCAACCCAATCTGCTGTGCTAGAATATTGATAAGCACACATTGTAGGGTATTTGGCTGTAGCGTCTGTTAAAACGTCAGATATTAGCAATGAAGCTTGGTTTATTCTGTCTGGTACAAGTCTTGCACCAACTACAGATACATCTGCGTGAGAAGCATAAGTAAAGTCTAAATTTATATCTAGTCCATAGATTCTGTCACCAGTATCAACATCAGTTAAACTAGGTTCAATGACAAGACCTGCTACATAACCTGAGCTAGTAATATTAGTACCCGCGATTCTTACTGCTTTATTAACCACAGCGACATCTCCAAAACCAGTTTGACCTGAGCCTATAATTTCCATTGCTGTATAATGACTAGCAACATTTGTTCTTGCTAAAAATATGTCTGTACCATCAGTAGTTTCAGCTAACAAGCAATAACCAGTACCTCCTGAAGAGGCAGAGTTTACAAAGTAACCTGCAACACCATTTGAGTTTGCAGATTCACTATAAATACCACCAGCTTTAGATTCGGGTGAACCAATAGTTGTTTGACCTGCGTTTTTAGCCCTTATAGACCAAGTATCAGTAGAACCAACATTATTAGAGTCAACAATATATATACCACCACCTGCACCAGCGTTCATCTTGATAGCATACTCGGTAGTATTTGTTGACATTATCATTACGTTATTATTGAACGTACCTGAAAATTGTAAACCATAAGCCCATTCTCCTAACATTCTGAAGCCAGTACCCACATTTAAACCAGAGGCAGTATTGTTCATATCAATACCACGTAAAGTAGTATTTGAACTAGATGGTTTTAATTGAAGATTTAAACCTGTAATAGAATCAGCGTAAGTCGTTCCAGGCAATTCATCAGTAAGAGTTATGTAATATCCTCTAAGAGAGCCATTATCAGTATAATTGTGTAAATTGAAATTAAGACCACGTTGGATTGGTAAATCTGTTACTGTGGAAACGTCATTTTCATAAACTATTCCTGTTTCCCAAGCACCATTAAGTGCTAAAGCATCTCCACCTTGGGCTAACGTAGTTGTATTTTTTAAATCTATTTGGATTCCGTAAGTATTGTTTCTTAATATTGTATCATCTATTTGTGGGTCAACTTCCACCAATAAGCCCGTAATTGAACTAACTTTAGTTGTGTCATTCGTAGCAACAAAGTGACCTGCTATTATTGTTTGGTTAATAGTTTGACCAAGTACAGAACCATAAATTGCTACAGGAGAAATATCTGTTACTAGAGCTATATATTGAACATCAAATTTTGCATCTGGCGTTGCTGTTCCTACTCCAACTTTGTCTGTAAGGTTTGCTAAATAAGTGTAACCATTACCAGCATCTCTAACCCAATCATTTACATAGTTAGAAATTACTTCTTCAAAATCTCCGTCAACAAGAGTACCTGGAGTATATCCAATTTTTAATTTATAATATTTGTCGTCGCCAGAAACATAAACAATCATACCTGCCTCACAACGTGAAGAGTAGATTAAATTTCTAGCTGTATTGTCGGCAACCGTTCTTAACCCACCCTCTCCATATTGAGCTTCGTGGGAAGCTTGGTTGTCAGCGTCGTCAAAGGGTACTACTGGAGCACCGACGTTGATTCCTGATATTGCAGTCATATTAAAGGTAAGTTAATTATTAAAGTATTTGCCAAGTAAGACCTGAACCATTATATTGATTATTTGTCTTCAGTATAATGTAGTTTTCAGTATGCCCAGAATCGTTTGTTAAACTAGCAACTGTTTCTGTATAATCAGTAAAAGTAAATCCACCAAATTTTGTAGAGCTAGGAGAACCCCAAGATTGAGGATAACAGATGTATAAATAATTTGGAGGTGTTCCAATACTAGCATCAAAAGTTTTTGTTACTGCTCTACTAGTTCCAAATTCATTTCCTTGTGGGTCAATTATACTCATTACATCTGCACCAGTTGTAATTACTGAACCATCAACCCCATAGTATCTTTTATTTCTGAAGTACACAGTTGAGTTTAATGAAGATGGGTTTGTATCATCACCTATGGCTGAAAGTGCATAAGTTGTAGATGCTGTTAACCCTGCTACTGCTACTGCATAAGTTCTATTGGCAACAGCTATTGCACCAATACCTTGATTGATTGATTGAGAGGCTGGGTTGTCAGAATCTCTATTGTAAGCCCAAGACAAGTTAAAGGTATTTAATGTTGAACCTACTTCTTGTACCCCTGCGTCGTTTGAAAAACTAGCTAATGCTTGGGCAGCAACAATAAGCAACTCGGATATACCTGTTACTTTTGTTAAATCATTACCCGATTTTTTTACTAAATCTCCATCATTTACTGTAGCATCAAATATATCACCCCAATCAACATCAGCAATCTTAACCCATTGTTGGTCTACTGTTCCAACAACTGCAATACAAACATAGACGGCGGGGTTAGTATCCCCATCATCTTGAACAATACGAGCGTCGTTTATGGAATTACCTGTTAAAGGCAATAAAGCTTTTGTAGCCACAGGGTCTTTCCAAGTAACTATTGCACCTATGGAAGAGTAAAGTTCATCTAAAGCAGTTTTAACTCCTTTATTTACTCCTGAGCGTACGTAGTTGACTTCTTGAGCCTTGTGGCGATAAGGGTGTTGTCCCTTGTGAAGTATCTCTACCATATTATTATTTCTGTGAACAAGTTAATTAAATCTTGTGGGCAGGTCTTTTACCTGTAGTCAGAAATTGAAGTATTTTGTTTTCTATAAAATATCCCAAGTTGAACCAGACCAAGTTGCGTTTTCCCACGCTTCTTTTTGTATTACATCAATACCTGATACTGTGGCGTAAGCCAATCTTTGGCGAAGACATTTTTCTCCACCTGACGCTGTTGCTTGGGCATAATAAATATCCGTAATATCACCACTTTCGTTAGCAACAAAGAATTCCTTTATTGCAGGAGAGGTAACTGGATTCATTATGTCTTTAATGGATATAGTTGTAAATCCTTTGACTGAAATCATAGAGGTTGTTAATTATATTCTAAATTTTATAGAACCCACCTAAAATGTATTTTAGGTCTTAGGCGGGTTTTAATAATTTGGAATAGACTAGTTAATTACTAGAATACGTCTGTGTAATAAGTGTATTTATATACTTCTGGCATATCATCTCCAAAACCACTTGCTAGTACATCATAAGCTTCTGGCATTAAAACAGTTGGGTCTTCGTCCCATCTAATTGTGCCATAATCTTCATCTATAATAGTTTCATTTGATAGTTCAGGAACGTGAACCCATAGTCCAAAATCTAAATCTTCGTCCATCTCTACCATAACCTCAACAAGTACAGGAACTTGACTGTGAAGACCAGATAAGTCTGTTACGATTGGTCTTGTAAGACCCATAACAGTAGCAAATCCTAATGTAATAGCGTCACCAGAAGCTACCAATTCAGGTAGTTCAACTTCGTCTACTGAAGCAAAAGGATTCTTTGTTGCTAAAGGAGTTAATCCATCTATTGCTAAAGTTTCAACAATAGTACGACCAGCCCAATCTTTACCAGTAATAACCACATCACCATCTATGGAAGCTTGGTTGCCTGAAGCAATCAAACATCTGTAATTACCTGGTTGGTTTAACATACCAGATGTGATAATTTGTTCAACACCAGACAAAGCTGTCATTGGTAACATACCACTAACTGACGGTTCTCCTCCGCCCATAAATAGAGCTATATCTTGGTGTAAAAAACCACCTTCAAAAGTATCTACACCATAACCTTTCTTAATAGCACCTAGAGTTTGTGAAAGTCTGCGTTTTATCATAAAATTAAATTTAATGAATAATTGAGGGATAGATTGAGCTATGGAGTTCCAGCTTTAGCTCAACTTATACCCTTATATTACTCCACTATATTATACTCCATTAAAAGCTGTAGAGCGTCTTTTTAAGACTATTGAATACGTACGTTTCCAATTTTAGTTTGCATTTCTTCAGCACGACATACTAAAACTGTAGCTTCTGTTACCATAAATTTGATAGCAGCCCCAGTTCTATCTAGCATAGATTTTCCCAATGGGTATAAATCTTCAAGATAAAGAACATCTTGTCCACGAGTCTTTTCAGTTACAACATAAATATCTGAAACTGTGTTACCTGGATAACTAGTTGTATCATCAGAGATAGCAAATGTACCGATAATAGGTAATTTACCAATCATTGATTGATAGAAGTTTACGTCTACACCTGTAGAAACTGAGTTAGTTTGGTCTAAGTTCACACGAACATCACCAGCTAAACTTTCGTTAATTGCTTTCTTCATTCCGTAAGAAACCCAGATAGCTGTTGGTTTAACACCAACATTTTTAACTAAATTAGCAATAGCTCTTTCAAGCAATTCTGTTCTGAAACCTAATGCGTTATTAGCATCATTTATGATATTAGAAGTGATATACTTATCTAAGCCATCAAATTCTAATGTGTTAACTGCAGAGTTACCAGAGATTAGGAATTGTTCCTCATCTTGGATAACTTCACGCATAGCAACTTCTGTTTGTTCTGATTCTTGGTCAACAAAAGTCATACCAGCAGCAAGCATTTTGTCTGTAATAGATTTAGTTTTACCTAATTCTTTATATACAGCTGAACGACGAACATAACTTGTTGCGTCTTCAGTTGGTGTTCCGCCCTCGGCAAATGCAGAGTTACCTACACCCATTGCAGTCATCACGTTCCAAGATGCTGCTAAACCGCTACCTTTTTTACGAGTAAGTCTATCACGAACAGGTGTATCCTTTTCAGGAAGTCTGTCAATATATCCAGATAGATTTTCTCTAACAAGGATAGCACCTTGCACGTAAGTAGGAGTTGATAAAACTTTATTCACATCAGCTAAAGTTTTGTTTATATCTTTTTCCATATTAGTAAGAGATAATAATTAAGTTAATTCAGGGGAGTACGAGTTAAGCCTCTGCCTGTTCTAGTTTGATTTTTTTGTAGGCATCTTGGAAAGATAATTTATCTTCACCCATTAAACCCTCAATCTTTTCTGATTCTGTCTTTGCCACTTCGTGAGTTGTTGCCCAAGTTTTTTCTAAAGCTTGGAAATTAGTCACGGATTTGCGGGAAGTAACATAATTAGAAATTTTTGAAACACTTTTAACGATTTCCGACACATCAGTTTTAACAGCTTCAACTTCTGTAGCTGTATTTTCTAATTTGTCAAAGCGGGCATTTAAATCTGTAATCGCTTTACCAAAACTTGCCATAGTCTTAGTAAATTCATTCATTTCTTTTTTACCAAAAGTATTTTCAACTTCTGTTTTAACTGACTTCTCAGCTTCGGCAGGAGCTTCTTCTACTTTTTCTTCTTCTACTGTTTCTTCAACAGCTTCCTCTACTTTTTCTTCAACTGCAGGAGCTTCTTCAGTTGTTTCTTCTTCAACTTTTTCTTCATTTGCTTCTTCTTCTGCGGGTGCAGGAGTTTCTTCAACCGTTTCTTCAGTTTTAGGTTCTTCAACTGTTTCTTCTTCAACAGCTTTTTCTGCTGTTTCTTCAGCAGGTTTTTCCTCAGTAGTTTCTTCAGGAGTAGCTTCTTCTTTTACTTCGGCTTCTTCTGTAGGAGTTTCCTCCACAGTTTCTTCCTCAGTTTTAGTTTCTTCTACAACTGCTTCTTCTTCTGAAGGAGTTTCCACTTTTGTTTCCTCAGTGGATTCTGGAGTGACAGTAGTTTCTTCTACTGCTTCCTCATTCTTCTTTATGTTTTTATCCATAGAAGTAGTGTTAGATTTAACTTTCAGAACAGTATGTGCCTTAGAGAGTCGGTTGATAGCTTCATCAGTAAGCTCTTGATTATTCCAAGTGGGTTTACCAACTGGTAATCCTTTGCAATAGTCATTAGCTTGTTTGAATAAAGCCAACTCGTCTTCTCCAAAAGAAACGTCTTGTTCTTCGGTATTTTTATTAGATGCAACAGATTTCTCTGCTGACTTGGTAGAACTTTTTAACATAGAAAGTTCCTTTAAGTGATAATACAAATGGTTAATGGCAATACCATATTCTTTCGGTTTCCAGTAACCTTGCCCATCAAACAATCTCTTTAGTGCATAAGAAATAAATTCCTTATTTACTGAAAGGTCAGCGTTGTGATGAGGAAGTACCATCTCTCTATTAGCCATAACGATATATGCTTCTTCTGGTAATGTGTCTACAAAATTGAAGTCTTCTAACTGAGATGGTGTAACCATTTGGTCAGGTATCTCAACTTCATTAAGGAATTTAGAAATCTGTATTACGGTTTGAACATCTAAACCAGACATTCCATACATACTGCACTCTTCCGCACAGTCATAGTCTTTTTTAATTTCTTTTCCACTTTTCTTATAAGCGTCTTTTATAATAGACACCACATTATCAGACAATACGTCCCAAGATTTAGCTGTTACTTCTTTTGATATTTTCACATCAAATTCTTTAGCAGCTTCTCTAACTTTTTTCCAAACGTTAGATAAATCCTCTTTAGGAATATTCACACCGCCACGTGCACCACGTAATACCGCTACAGCATTACTTACACGACTAGCGTCGTTAATCGGGAGTTTCCTAGTTTTTTTACCGTCAGCATTAACCTGAACATAAGCAAATTGACTATCATTTAGTTTCGCTTTGTCAGAAGAACTAAGTGGGTTTTTTTCAACCTCATTCAATTCTTGAAATCTATCTGTAGATACTGAAATCATAGAACGATAGATATTTATTAAATTTTGGGCTTCGGTACTATAGACAACCTTAGATTCTTTATCAGACTTCTGAAGAGAACCTAATTTGTTCCAGGCAATTGACTTAGCCAATGACAATGAAGCATTGTAATTAGATGGGTTTTTCACGACTGAAATTTCATCTAATATAATGTCTTTATAGACTTTAATGTTTTTACTCAACTCTTGTGAGTATTCGTAGACAGCATCAATCACTCTACCACCTACGGATAAAGCAACAGGGTTGCCACGTTTCACTAAAACCTCAAAATCCTTGCCTAAGGATAATTCAGTGTCTATTTCACCTTCAACGTGTAGTTTGTAGTCTTTGTCCAACGTACCACTTTTCCACACGCCAATATCAGTATAGAACTTATCTTCGTGTTCTACACGGATTGGTATTCCTCCACCATTTACCGCCTGTTCCATTTTGGTAACAGCATTAGAATCAAACCTTTCCATATCTCTATCTATGGTTGGGTCTGAGGCAACACCTTTTACCAATAGTTTCCCATTGGGTAATTTTTTGGTTTTGGTTATTGGTATATTTAATTTAAACATACACGTCTTTAGTAAATTAAATTCACTTATAGCTACACGAAATTTCACTGATATAATAAGTTTGAAAGCAGAAAACTAACTTACGTCATTACCTACACAAGCAAGGTAGATAATGAAGTAAAACAGTTTAAACCATTTTAAAAAGCAAGTAGTATATTAGCTCTATGGGAAATGAGCTAATGGATAATCTCTTTCTCAAAAAAAGAAACCGACCATTAGACCACTACTTGCTAGAAGTAATTGAACTAATTAGTCGGCTTCTTATTGGAAGTCTCAGGGTCGTCCAACCCCAAAGAATATTGTTTCTCCATTATTCTATTTTTATAATAGCATAGATTTGTCAGTTTGTCATAGAAAAGTTATCCACAGGCAAACCTAAAATATATTTTATGTCTATATCGCTATATCAGGGTTTGATTTTACTCTTCCTCTATACCTAATATCTTTCATTGCCTTGGTATCAAATTTATGAATAACTTTGCATCTGGTACATTTAATATCAACAATAGTATCGCCAATTATTCTTGCTAGTATTTTATTACATTTAGGGCAAAGGCAATTTACAGATTGTGACTGAAACTGAACGCCTCGTAATCCGATAGCTTCATTTGCGTTTCTAGCAGGACCTACATAATTTACTCTCCTACAACCTTGGCATATTACTTCAGCCTCAAATTCGCCTTTAGATTTGACGTCTTCTTTAAACATTGTTCTTTTGCAAGTATTACAATGCCAATTACCTTTTTCGCCATTGCTTTTACTTAACGCTTCTCGTCTGGTAACCTTGTCTTCAAATATACCAGATTCTTGTTGCTGTAGCTTTGATTCTTCTCCCATAGAGTTATCTTTAAAATTTAAGTTTAAGTTTTAATTGTTTAATTCCTAGAGGAGTTAATTCCTCTTTTGCTTCTGCCCATAGAGTTTGAACTGTATGAGCATTAGATGACCTTTTTAATTTTTCATAATAATATCCTACTAGCTTATCTTTACCTACTATACTTTCTCCTCCTGCCCATACTGCCTCTGGGTTAAATAATGTATTGCCTTTGTCTGAAACGAAATCCTTTTTAATCTTTCCTGCAAATTCATTTGCTGTTGCTTTAGACTCAAAGTATAGTAATTCACATTCACAGTTTGGGTGAGCTGGTGGCATAAGTAGGTCATTAGGAAATGTTCCTTTAATAGGACGCTCTATTCCATCAAGCTCTTGGCATATAGGACAAGTCATTGGACCTAGTGCACTCCATACCTTGTACTTCAATCCATTTATTCTTGCTGTTTCAGACTTCATATATTCATACGCAGCAATTGTTTCTGTCCTAGCTATCATTTTAGCCCTGTATTTCGCCATATTCTTACCGTATGCTTCAAGTTTGTTTATGAATTGTCCCTTTGTGTAGTTCTCAGACAAACCCTTCGTTAGAACGCTTTTAAATCGGTTTCTCGTAGTCCTATCTAAGTCACCTAGTAAACTATCAACTCTTTTACTGATAGCTCTTTTGTAGGTCTTCTTTGATAATCTGAATTTGACATCTCCAACTCCAGGCAATCTATTTATAACGGATTGACCACCTTTATTTGCTACAAAGGTCATATACCCATCTAACTTAGGCTTTATGGCTGGGTGAATATCAATTAGTTTCAACCTTATACCTATGAAAGCTCCAAGAACAGCGGCGGATATTGCTGATATTGGTATAGTAGGCAAATCCCTTTTCTCTTTTTCCTCTGCATCTAAAGTGACAAACTCTGGGAATCCATCTTCGCTAAGTCTATCAGATATATCAGACTTTTGGAAAAAGCAATGTTCTGGGTTGTGGCAAATATGTTCATCTTCAGAGTGGGACTTCTTTTTCTTTCTTCGCTTAATAGGTTTAGCTTGATATTGTTGATAACGGGAAAACAATAAATTTGTTTGGTCTAATTCTATATAAGCTACCCATTGTTCATATAATGCTTTCTCTAAAAGATTAGTAATCTCTTTTGCCGACCTGGTTCGTAGCAATTCTAATAGTGCCCTGTTGGGCTTGTAGTTACTATCTGGCATAGAATTACTATTTATTTGTTAATGGGCGGATAAAAGTTTTTCTTATTATCAGAATATCTTTTAGTGGCATCATCTTCAGTACCAACGTCTTTATCATCTACAGGAGGTTTGTTAGTTTCATCATCAGTAAATTCATAAACTTCTAAACCATCTCTCATTCTAATTTCGTCGGGTGTTTCAATTCCTGTTTCTACTCTAATCTTATCAACCTCAGCTTGTTTTTTCTTTTCATCTAAAGTATCGGCTTCACTAAATTTAAATTCTACATCATCAACCCCTGAAGATAGTATTACTTCTCTGTTAAAATATTCTTCAAATAATTTTTTAACGGATTGAACACCTCTTGACCTTGATAGATTCTCTTGCACTTGGGCAGTAGCTCTATTTAAGTCTTGAGTGATATTTGCATCTTGTGGAGTCAAACCAAAAACAGCTAACTTAATTCTAGTTAACCAATCAACATATTCTTGGAATTGCATATCTCTATTATTTGTTTTAAAGGGAGTATATTTTTTAACGCCCTCTCCACCCCAAACAAATTTCATTTTATGGTTTGAGTCTATAACAGTTGCGTTCCACATAGAAGTAAACTTTTGAGCTTCTTCATCATTCATAGAACCTAAGTCAACCATACCTGGTGGAATATTATCTTCTGAAAATACTCTTGCATTGTGTAGGTCAGCTTCAAGTGATGCCTGAACAATAAGTAAAACACTTTCAATGGGTGACGCACCATAACCAAAGCGTGTAATATCATTCTGTGGGCTTTGCATTATGTAAACTATTTCTTCAGCACCAAAATCAGCAACTTTTTTGTTACTAACATATTGAGCATAAGCAGGTTCACCTAATTCACCATAAGCATTATAGATAGGTCTTATAGTTGCACCATCAACTGAATTGAGTCCAACAATTTCTCCATCTGGATTATAAATTTTTTCAAATACTCCTGCATCTAGTGTAAGTAAATCTTCAATTACTCTATCTAACAACAAACGCATATTTTCATTGTTCTTATTTTGCAAAGTAAATAAATTTTCAAAATGCTCTATGTTCTTTTCTGCCTGTGGTGTTTTTTTATCCTTTGGCACTATTGCCCAATCACTCTGAGAAACAGACTTTTTAATTGTATTTATACAAATACGAATAACTGCGTCTGTCCTTGCAATATTTCTTAGAGTATCAAAAGAAATATTTGTAGGTTTTTTTAAAACTTGGTCTTGTGCTGGGTTATAAGAATTGCTATTAAACCTAGTAGCATTATCTGATGGGTAACTGGCTATGGTATTGAATTTACCCTCTTTGCCTTTGGAGAAATTAGCCAACACTCCAGCAATTTTTCCTGCCCCTCTGTGGAACAGATTTGGTTCTTTTCTTTGCATAGTATTAAATATTAAGTTATGGATTTATGACTTCGCTACCATAACTATTAGTAATTAGTTGCTTGTTTGATATTCTCCAACTTCATCTTGAGTAGACTCCCAACTAAACACCGCCCACTCTTTTGGGTTTGGTTTAGTATAGGCGACTTCAAAGTAAACTTTTTGAACACCAATCTCACTTAACTCTTTCAGTAATTTCTCTTTAGTTGCACCTGTGTCTGACAGGTCATCTATTACTAGTACACAATCACTGTTCTCTAACTCCCTAGGCATTGGTCTGTTCGGTCTTAGGTTAATATATCTATCCTCAGATTTTAACCTTTGTGCGACCATATATGCAGGGATAATACCTCCAGTTGCTACTCCAATAATATAATCTAACTTCTTGTGTTTATATCTTGAAGCAATTTGTTTGCAATTATTATTTACTGTTTTTATATCAATTTTTCTTACTTGTGGCATACTTATTTGTTTCTGTTATAAATATCGTCGTAACGAGTATTGTCTTTTTCATTAAAAGTTCCTGTACTAACTTCTACCACAATCAAATCTTTAGTTTTATCAGGATTAGCCAATCTATGTTTTTGTCTTGCTTGTATAACAGCAGACTGACCAGGAAATAATATTTGTTCGTGTCCATCTATAGTTATTTTAGCACAACCTTGAACTACAATCCAGTTCTCTCTTCTCATTTTGTGGCTTTGGTAAGATAATACTTGTTCAGGTTTTACATTTAAGTATTTGATAACACAATCCTCTCCCTGAAGAGAGTTGACTTGCTTGTTTGATTTTATTTTAATACCAGATAAAACCTCAAACGAACCCCAAGGTCTTTTGTCTTTCTTTTGTATATATGTTGCTTCTTTTCCCATAGAATTTACTGTTTAAATAATTTAATTTTCTTTTTTAATTTAGGTGATTTTAATCTTACAAAACCGCCAGTCTTATTTCTTTTGATATTCAAGTAATCTTTATATTTATCATCAGGAATAAGTGTTAGATTAGTTGCTGGGTTAGTAATGTTCCATTGGTATATATGTAAAGGTCTTTTCCAACTTCTGCCATATCTTAATAAACACATTTGCTCTGGGTCTTTTGGTGCGGTAAATATTTTATCAGCCAAAGTAACTTCTGAAAGCTCTTTAACCCATTCAGCAGGAAAGTCTTTACCTTTTCTAACATCAGTTCCATAGTATGAATTTAATCCTAAGTAATATCTTCGTCTTAGCATCTCTTCATCTTTGTACCAAAGGAATATATCTAAGTGAGTCTTCTCACCTTTTCCATACCTAATTTGATAACCAGTATTTTTAAAACTGTGTTGGCAAAAATAAAACTTTTTATTTATAATTGGCATTAGTGCAAATATTTTTTCTTTGTCTTCTTCTAGGCAACTAATATCAGTATCTATATCCCAAGGGATAATATCTTTGCCTCTTACTGCTCCTAGAAGCGTTCCGTAGTCTAGCCAGTATTTAATGTTATGTTTATTTAATAAATCTGTAACGAAAAATAAAATTTCTTTTAATTGTTCGTGGTTGTTTGTTCTATTGTTTCTTAGAAAGCCCATAATTTTTTAATTTAGTGGTTGAAATGTTTTTTGTTCTTGGTAAATATACTACAGTGCAATAGGATTTTAAATCATCAAACTTTCCATTCCAATCGCTACCCATTACAAATAAATCTATGTTGTGTTTTTCAATATCTTTTATCTTTTGTCCCCAACCCTTTTCAGGAATAACTTTATCAACATATTGAATTGCCTCTAGTACTTCTTTCCTGTGTTTATAATCTAGTGCGGACTCTTTACCTTTTATTTTATTAAACCCATCAGTTGATAATCCAACTATCAACTCATCTCCCATTGCTTTTGCCCTTTTTAATAATCTAATATGACCGTGGTGTAATAAATCAAAAGTGCCATAGGTAAGTATTCTAATCTTAGACATAAAATACATTTTAGGTTAAATATTATTAAGCGGGAAGATTTTAAAATTTTACAATTCTACAGTAGCTAGAACTTTCCCGCTTCCACCTAAAGGTATAAACCAGTAGGTGTAGTGTTCTAGTCTTTATCAAATCTTCCCATTTGATAACATCTAAATTGCTTTATTTATCATACCATTTTTTCTAACATTAGTCATAGATTTTGGTATTAGATAATTGTCTAGCGACTGTACTTAGACTAACCTTTAGCTCACCACTTATTTTTAAATTGCTATAACCTTTGTCGTATAAAGTTTTTATTTTTCTAGTTGTGTTAGTTACAGATTTACCATAGATGTCTATAGTTAAATTCTCTATATCACTCTGAATACTACGCTCTTTGGCAATCTCACACTCTGCTTCAGCTCTCGCCGACTGCCTATCATATTTAATTGCAGATACTCTTTGCATTTTCTTCCTCACTAGAATTTCATATTCAGATTCTAATTTAGCCAACTGAGATATTTTATTTATCATTGCCATACTAATCAAGTTTAATTTTTCTAAATAATTCTCCTCTTTTTATATATTCTAGTAATGCTTCTGAGGTGACACCCAAACCTACTTGTTTATATTGCCACGTTTCAACTGTCATTCTAGGACTATGCCTTTTGCAAAAACCAAATCCAATTTTTCTCTGACATAGTTTACAAGTCTTTCTTTTTTCTTTTGCCCACTCTACACTATATTTTTTCATAAAATTATTTGCTACTTATTTCAATAGTAAAAGGTCTCCAATTTTTCTTTATCCAAAATCCTTTGTAGTTTGTCTTTTCAATCATTTCTCCCTCATTAGGAAATGAAATCAGTTTGAATATCCCAAAGTGAAATTGTCTAGAATCAAGACCACGCATTGGGTCTGTTCCCCAATAGAATAAATATTGCCATTTGTTTAGTATGTGTTGCATAAAATTATTCTTTTAACTTTAATTTATTATCTCTATGACTGAATTTAGCCTTGTTATTACCGATATGCTTGTAATACTTACACATCTTGCACCCACAATTTAGATTCCATTTGTGTAACTTGTGAGGACATTTTTCTAATGGGTGTGGTTGTAGCTTTCCTGTCATTATTCCATCATCTCCCCACATCTTAACAATTTCTAATCGCTTTTTGATTTTCATATTTGTCTTATGTAATCGTTCAGCTTTTTTCATAGAGCAATTTAATTTATATTAGATTGACTAATTAAGGCAGTTAACTTTCTGGTATTAGCGTGTAGCTTTTCTAAATCTTCATTACTAATCCAGTTATAACATTTAGTACAAAACTTTCCTTTTTTATCTTTAGCATCAAACATCAAAGGTATATCGCTACAATCTAAACAAACAGTTTTAGCGTGGGCTAAGTAGTCAAAACCATCACATTCATCTAGCTCTAAAAATATTTTTGAACTAAACTTACGAAAGGTTAATTGGTAGTTTTTGTTTAGGTTATAAACTACTGTAGATTGTTCAGCTTTTTTCATATAGTTTTATTTTATATTGGGCTGGTAGAGAGGGATTATTAGTAAACGTATTCCTAACCCTACTAGGAGGCTTTGCCTTGCCTACTGTTCGGTATAAGGTGTTACTTTTTAGAGTCATCTACAACCCTTGCACCGCAGGTAGGCTTCGAACCCACAGAGGTCTTGCTTCAAAGGCAAGTGACTTTACCAATTTGTCTACTGCGATTTTTAATCTAAGTATTCTTTCATTTCTTTTACCTTTAGATTATAATTTTTTGTTATCTTAATGAAATCCTTTTTACTAATACCAAATATGCAATCTAGGTAACTAATAAACTCTGTCTGGTTTCCATTCCTCATATACTTATCTGTTTCCTCAACTAATTCATAATAAGCAAACTCTGAAGATATGCCTCCTACTACTGCATCAAAATATCTGAACACAGCGTCGGCTAGTAATATTGTTTTAGTTATTTTTTTCATAATATTATTTTTTATTTATTCTCTTAATATATTCTTTTACCGTTTCTTTCTTTTTAGATTTCTCTCCAGGCTTTATTGCCCTAGCACCTGTACCACTAAAAGAAATACTTTTTAAACATATTTGATTTTTCTTTTTCTTCATAATATTAAACTTTAGGTAAATTATCCAATTCTTCTTTTGACATTTTCTTTACTTCATTGGCACTCTTTCTAATTGCCTTTCCTCTTTTAGTCATATCCTTTTCATTACCATAGAATGTAATCTCCCATAAAAAGTGGGCTACTATTTCTTTAAAATCATATCTGTCTAATGTTTCTTCTTCTATTAAGATGTTTGATATTTCATACCACTTTCTGAAAGACATAGAATATAGATTTGTGGCAATAGAATAATATTTATCTTCTAACAAATCTTCTTGTGTCTGGTCTTCTCTCCATTGTTGAGGCATTAAACAATTTATTACTATTCTCTCATCAGCATTGTCTTGTTTCCTGCGTCTAAATCCCCTTACTCTATCAAAGACAGGTTTATAATTATTTTTGTAACTAGGATAAAAATAATCCAAAGCACCCTTAACCTCTTTCCAAGTAAGTAACTTTGCTATATCTCTAGCCGTATAATTGTAATCTGTTTTTGGTCTCATATTTTATTTCTTAAACATAGCATCACCTGTTTTATTTATACTATGATGAACAGGGCTTACTGTAAACTTCTGAACATTGCCACACGCTGGGCAAGTATGTTCATAATGACCTGGCTCTAGATTTTGAAATCCAGGCGGGTTGTGTTCTGGGTGACCACACAATTCACTTGCGGGTATATCCCCTACTTTCTTTGTTGGCATAAAATTATAAATTATTTTTTAACAAATTCTTCGTCTAAGTTTTCTAATGCTCCTAATACTTTATTCACACTAAACTGACTCATCTTTGTGCTATGTGATAATAAGACTAGTAGTGTTTTTCTTTTTAGTTTTCCGTGCAGTAATATAGAAATAGATGCACTTAATTTGCTTAGGTTATCTGCTATATCATTTACTGTCTTTTCCATTTGTTCTTGCTCAGGTGTTTTTTTCTTATTTCCCATAAAATTATTTATTAAATTTTTTAGCTTCTACTTCCCATTTAGCAATCATTGGTGCATATTCTTTAGCTATCTTTTTTGTTGTGTAAAAAGTCATTACACTAGGTTTAATGTTAGTTGTATTATCAATCACTCTTCCTACTTTATCAAAGGCTACTGCGTCTGATTTTAACAACATATCACCATTATGACCTTTTTTATCTCTAGAAAAATATTCTTCAACATATAAAATATCTCTCAATCTAGTAATTTCATCTCTAGTGAAACTGCGTAACTCATCTAACTTACGTTCCAATTTGTAATCTTCGTCACGGCGGTCATCTTTTTCATCATCTACTTCGCTATGAAAGTATTTTTTTAAATCCCCTAAAAATTCCTTGTTAAGCATTATATATAATACTATTAGTATTAAATTTACAAAGCTTAATATGCTTCCTATAGCCATAAACCATACACTTAATGGTGCTAATAAAATTGCTTGTCCCATATTATTATTATTATTTAAGAATAAATTATTTTTTGTAATTGGTTAATAAATCTGTAGATGACCTTATCTTCCCTCCACCTATATTGAATATCATCTCTACTCCATTCTCTTCGCAATATTTATATTCAGGAATATCATTAGTATTCTTTCTATCCCCTCCGTTTGCAAACACATCTGGTTTAATATCCTCTAATGCTTCAGTCACATCATCTCTTGACGATTCTAAAATATAAACTTCATCTACACAAGCAAATTCTTTTATAATCTCTGCTCTGTCGTTAGCACACATAAAAAACTTACCTTTCTTTCTAAGTAACCAATCATCACAATTTAATACCACAATAAGTTTATCTCCTAATCGCTTTGCATCTTGAAACATTCTAAGATGACCTATATGCACTGGGTCAAAACCACCTGATACTACAACTACTGTTTCTTTATTTTTATTTCCCATACTTGCTCGGTTTAAAAATTTATTTAAAGATTCTTTTAACATAAAATTATATAGTTATTCTATTATGATTTTTGTATTTTGTCAAGTTTACTTTTTCTTCTTTTTAATTGGTTTCTTTACTACTTTTGTTTTGGGTTTAGTAACTCTTTTCTTTTTCTTTTCAGGCTTAGGGATACTATCTTCTCTACTGGTATCTCTACTTAAAGTTTTGCAACCACAATGAGAACATAAACCTGTACTAACATAGCAACCTTTACTTAAAGTAATTATTTCTCTATTCCCACAATTTTTACAAAAGGAATGTACTGAATAATCTCCAGCCTTTGAATTGTACTTCTCTGGGGCATTGAATCTAACCCCTCCTGTTTTGTCTTCAAACATACTAATCTATTTAATTATTTAATCTAATAAGCCTTTATTTTTTAATGACTCTAAGTGGTCATAATATTTAATTCTGTCTTCAATAGGAGAACCGGGCTTTGGTGCACCCATATATGGACTATACTCTTCTTGTATAGGAGAACTAATTGTTTGCATATTACCCGTGGCAACGCCAACTGAAGAGAAAGTTGATTTCTGAACGCAATTATATACTGCTCCAGTCAAAGCATCAGCCATATCCTTACTTCCGTGGGGAGGGTGGTCTACTTTTACACCTCTAATCAATTCTAAATTGCATAGCTCTTCTTTTAGTTTGTCTTGCTTATGAAAATCAATTCTTCCTGAGTATAACAATGCTTTAAGTGTGTCATAGGGAGTAATAGTTCTATCAACAGAAAGTAGGTCGCTTCTTATTCCTCTCTTCTTTAGTATTTGTTGGGAGTCGCTTGATTGGAATTGGTCAAAGGTTACTACAGCAATACTATAACCAGCATCTTTTAGTTGGTATATTCTCTTTCTTATTTTAGAGAAGTCTATCTCTCCTGTTTCCTCATCACAACCTATACGCTCTACAAAATCAACAAAGACTTTTAATTCTTTATCGCCAGTTTCTTCATCTTCTATATAACCCTCTGGGTGAACCATAGCAAAACCAGCAAAATCACCTTTGCCACCCTTGTTTAATGCCAAATCAATATGAATATAATAACTTGTTCTTAATGGCTCTCCTGGCAAGTCATAGACTCCTGGCTCAAGTATAGGGTCTTCTCTAGTAACATTATTAAATATTTTTTCTATTATTTCACGCTTTAAGAATCCCTCAATAGTTTCAGTAGGGGTAGCACCAAAATCACGCTTTGCCTTTTCAGGGTTCTGAACAAAAGATTTCTTAAACTCACCTGGAATCTCCCACCATTCTGCTCTTGGGTTTAATTCTTTATCTAATATTAAATCAACCGTCCCAGTAGTGGGCATAGTATCAAGTATCTCTGCTGTCCTGTGATTAAAATAAAATTTGTTTGCAACATCTAGTTTTTCCTTACGCTTAATTTTACAAGTAGGTAATTTAATACCATATACTGAATCTAAGTCGTAGGACTCTTTTAGCTTTGTCATTATAAAATCTTTGACATATCTAGGAGAGCTAATCATCATCAGTAATCCATCATAACCAAAACGAGAAACAATACGTCTTTGCAAAGCATTATAAATCTCTTCTGCCACGGACTTATTCTCTGTGTCCATAAAAAAGGCAGCTTCATCTAATACTCCACAAAAAATATTATATCCCAAAGGAGTAGTTGACTTACTATTACCTGATAACAGTAATATCTTTTCTTTTTCAAAACTAATAGTGTTATTTAAAATCTTTGGTTCAAAATCTTTAAAAAAGGGTGACTTCTCAATAAAACTTTTTATACCTGAGAATACAACGGACAATGCCTGCGTAGCGTTAATACCCATATTTATAATAGCAATATCTTTATCAGGTGCTAATTTGTAATAACCGTGGGCTTGTTTAAGACATAGTAAATGATGGGCAGCATAACAGGCAAGTATTTCTGAAGAGAAAGATTTACCAGAACCAATACCAGCAACTTCTACTCCCTCGGAATAATGACCAAGAATCATATCTTCGCATAAGTCTTTAATCTTTGGGTAAGTAACTTCGCCAATGCCCAAATAAAAATCGTCATTGATAAAAGTCCTTATTCCGACACGAGGTCTAGAATAGAGGTGTATATTTTCATAGAAATCTAGGAATAAAGCCCAATCGTCCCACCTGTCACCATTCCTATTGATTATCTCTAAGTGCGTCAATAAGAACTCCCGCTGGTTTCCCGTCGATTTGAGGATTTCGGTCTTTATTATCTCTATTTTCTCTTTCATTTCTTTCCCGTTCTTGTTGTAATTCTTCAACTCCCTTAGCATAGACGTTATTAGTTTGGTTATTTAAATTATTTATATTTACTGACGTCCTACCATTCGTACTGGATAAACCTTTCAACTCTCCTATGTATTTGTTTATATCCAAAACAGTCCTACCCAGTGCTGCTATATCCAATGGTGTTAATGGTTTTGTTTTTGTAGGTAATTGACCTTGGGCATTTGGTTTTACTAATGCTGTATCATATACGGGTTTAGCACAATTCCATCTCCAATACTCTAAGTGGTCTATAAGCATACGTCTTTCAGATTCCTGGAAAGTAGAAATATCTTTTTGTGATAAAGTTCCAATCTTATCTGAATATTCTGAAAGGCTTAAATCTAATGCTCTTCTTCCTATCTCCCCCCAGCCCTTTTCTTCAGCTTGAGCATTGATAGTATTTAAAATACTCATTCTTGAATTTCCCATCTGAAGCATAAAATATGCTCTCTTGGTTCGTTCCCTAATTTTATCTAAATCTATTCCTGCTTTTCTCCCACGCTTAACAGTAGCAGTCTTATCATCTAAATCTTCATTACTATGTTCAACTACAAAAGGTTTTACTTCTTCACCCACTACCTCTTCAGTTGCAACTTGTTTTTCTATTTCAGGTTTTTGTTCAGGTGGGTTGTTTTCATTTTCTTTATAGACAACAGTAGTTATTTCCTCAACACTATCAACTACAACACCGCTAGGAGTGTAGGTTGGCTCAATATATTGTTCCTCAAATTCTGTCATAGAATTGGTTAAATTATACACTCACCTAATCTTAGGCAAATTCTCTTAATATTTAATTGCTATTTAATTTCCTTTTTAGTATTTTGCTATATACATCATAGCATATATTATTCCTATCATTCCACTTACTAATCCTGTTAGAGAGGCTAGTAATATTATTAGTATTATACTTACCTTTTGTTTCTTCTTCATACAGTCAAATCAACCCCTCCGACGCCCAAATTTTTATCCACCAAAGGTTCTTCCACTCCGCCAATTTTTTCTTCTTCTGGCTTATCAATCTTTGTTATTATATCCTCTACTTCTGAAGAGTCTTCTCCATAGACTTCTGCAAACCTTTTTAGTATTGCAATAAAGCATACTTGGTCATCATCTTTAGATGTTCCATTGGGCAAAAACTTTTTAGCTCTATCATACAAGTCAGCCTGTGATTGAGATAATAATATAGTCAATGTTTTTACAGGTGTATCTGACATTTGAGCATCATCACCCATTGCTTCTGATAAATCAGCATCATCACCCACGTCCAATTTTTCATACTTATCAAAATCAAATTCTATAAGCTCTCTGTAATTGATAACTTCTTGTTCTGTGTAACCAGTCCATTCTTCTACCTCTTGGATTGACATTGTTTGTAGCAACTCTGCCACTATGTTTGCAACCCCAATATTTTCCATCTCTCCTCTTAGGTGGTTCATTGATAATGTTTTTGCTTTTGCCTCATCTTCTTTTGTTACTACTTTGTATGCAGGTATAGTTTCAAACTTTCCTACCTCGCATAAAGCACGCCATCTATGCTCTCCATCAATAATAGTATAGAAGCCTGTCTTCTCTTCATTTGCTCTTACTATAATTGGCATAAAGAAGCCAAATTTTTCAATATTTATTTTTAGGGACTCAAATTTAGCTTTGTCCATTTTGTTTGGGTTATATACATTTGGCTCTACTTTGTCCAAATCAATAACCTCTGGTAATAGATGTTCTGACATAGTGATTATATTTAATTAGTTATGACCTAAAATACATTTTAGGTTAGAATTTTATTCCACGTGTTTCCCATAGCTTTGTTAAGTATGCTTCGTACTCGTGATATGCCATAGCATTGATAATAAGTCTATAAACTCTAGTATCTCTTTTCTCTGCAGTAAAATCATTATAAATTTTTCTGTAGCCTTTATCTATGGATTGTAATTTGTGTATATTTTTCTTGAACGCTTTTATATCTTTGTACCAGAACGTCCTAAGTTTTGATTTTTGTCTATCAAAGAAATAAATATGCCCAAATTTGTTTGCCGACAACCAAGTAGAACTATCAGCAGAGTAAACGGGTACGTTTGATATTACCTTGTGGTCTATTTTTGCAAAGCAATGGAATTTATTACCATTCTCATAGCAATGTCTAACATAGGGAGCGTAATAATCTGAAGAAACACCACTATTATTAAATATATCATCATCAGTACCAAAACTTATAAACTTAAAATTTTTGCAATCATCTATAAAGTCTTGTCTTGTTCTAGTAGCAGGGTGATGAACAGGTGACATTTTAGCCAATCTATTCGCTGGGAATCTGTTTCTAAGTGCCTTTACTTCACTAAAAGGAATCATTGGGTCAATGTCTAATTCAGCGTAAACTGAAAAGTAGTCATACCACTTATCCACAAATTTTACATACTTATCCACATATTTATCCACAGCTACAAGTTTCTCTTGTTTGGTTAATTTACCAAAAGCCTCAGATGTTCTGTATGAAAAAGCACCAGAGTCAAGGAATAAATTTATATTATTGTCTTTAACCCATTTCATAGCTTCTTCTACTCTCTCTGGCTTTTTGTTTCTTAGATAATAAAAACTAGCCAACACATTCTTATGACCTGCTTGTACTAATGCTTCTCTGTTTTCTGCATCTAAGCCTGATGCTACTAAAAATAATTTCATAATTAGAACATACTTATTAACCTGTTTCCTGAACGCTTATACCATCTAACTCTGTTTACTAAATTTGAATCTAGTTTGTAGTCTTCTTCTAATAGATGGAATGGGTAATGTTTATCTTTTAAATCAAACAAACATTTCTCAGGATAAATTTCTTCATAACAAGGCATTTTATTTAAGATTGGTATTGCTCCCATAGCTACACCCTCAATTACTGAATAGCCAAAAGTTTCCAAATCAGCACAAGCGAATTGAAATTTAGCTTTTGCCAATTCATTAAAATATTTTTCTTTACTATCACAAACTACTACTTCAAAATTGCTTTCTTTATCTTCTGCATAGTGTGAATTTAATTCTGATAGTGCGTGTTCATAATCTTTTACTGCTCTGTCAGCTACATTCTGTGTTGGAGTTAACAACCTAAATTTAGTTTTTAATTCTCTGTCTAATGACTTAACAGCAAAGTCAATAAATATATCTGGGTTCTTATCAAACTCCCATCTATGATTGAACACAACAACATTTTCTTTTACTGTTTCTCTACCACCAACATAAACACCCTCATCTGGGTTAAAAGGTAAACCAATTTTATAAATATTTGCTGTGCTTCCAAGTGGATTTTTTCCTATCAATTCATTTTTTAAGTGGTCTGTGGCACAAAATATAAAATCAATAGCATCAAGAACACCTCTTTGGAAATTTAACATTCCCCTTATATCGTGTAAGTAATCAGCTTCAATTTCTACACTAGAATGGAATAGTGCTCCAACTTTTCTAGGCTTCTTATCCATCAACCACAATGAAATTATAGCTGGATTGAAAGCTTCTAAAAATAATATATCATCACCATCTTCATAATCTTTTAAGAACTCACCAAATTGTTTGTTTTGATTTTGTACTGCTTCATCATAATTATAACAAACACCAACTTTTTTTAATTCAAGTGGCTCTTCGCTACATTTGTAAATAGTGTAATCAAAATCACTATCTGTTACCATTCTTTCTTTAGCAGCTTTTAATACTTCTTTATTTATATGCACCTCGGGTCTCCCTTTATATTCGGGAGCTAGTAATATCCTCAACATAAGATTCTATAAAATTTAACTGTTTATTAGATAATTTGTGTTTTCCTTTTTTAAGGTCTTTTAATTGCTTCTTGAACAAATTAGAGTAATCAACTACTACTGGACTGCCATCTATTGTAAGATTTTGACCTGTCTGTCCATATAATCCAGTAAATGCAATATTACCCCACTTCTCACTAAAACCCTGTACAATGAAAGAATTTTTAGTTTTAATACACCCTGTTAGTTTAATCTTTGTATCATTTGTTATATAAACATATAAAGATAATAAGTGGGAAAATAAATCTCCTGTAATTTGCCCTGAACGCCATTCTTTAGTGTTATAATGGTCATCAACAACCATAGTGAAATTGTGTTCGGTATCTCTTTTTTTAAATTTTCCTTTTATTCCTGTTTGATATAAATACATATACCCACAAAATACATTCTCATCTATTGTCCTAAAGCCCATAGGTTTTTCAATTAGCTTAGGCTTGTCTTCAGGTAGACTTAGGAATATTGGTTTGTGAGTTGAGGTTGGTGTAGCTATTACAACAAAGTCATAATCTTCTTCCACCTCTTCAATACTAGAATAAATAGGAAATTCTTTTATTGGAAATCTATCAACCACATCTGCCCATTGGTTTGTTATCTCTCCTCTTTTAAAATATCTTTGGTATGCAAATTCAACATCTACACTATTATCAACACCAATAATATTTAACCCAAGTGAATAGGCAGCTTTGATATGTTCTTTACCAACGCCACCTATTCCTACTATTAAAACTGTTTTTTTATTTTTCATAGTCAATTACTTCAGGTGTATTATTCATCTGAAAGCCTACTTTCCTCATTCTACAAGGTCCACATTCTCCACAATGTTTTTCTCCTGCCTCATAGCAACTCCAAGTCTTGTCTAGTGGGGCTTTTAAATCAATACCTAATTTTACTATTTCGTGTTTCATTAAATTACCCACGGGCATTTCAATTTTTACTTCTTTATCAACATTTACGGCAAAGGGTAAAATCTCAGCAAACTTTTCAATAAATATCTCTTCATTGTCAGGATAAGCACCAGACTCTTCCAAGTTATTTCCTAAAGCAATTACATCAAATCCTTGTGCCTCTGCTATTCCTGTTGCCATTGATAACATAATCAAATTTCTAGCAGGTATCCATTCGTGGGCAAATTCTACACCAGCATCACCTTTCTTTACTTCAGTTTTATCGTCTAAGAGTGGGCTATGTTTAATTACACTTTTAAATATATCTGTTTCAACAAATAAAACTTCCATAGCTAAAGCTTCTGCAACATCTTTGACTGCTTTTATTTCTTGTTCCTCAGCTCTACATTTATATTTGAAGTGCAATAAAGTAATATCATATCCTTTTACCTCTTTCATATAAGTAGCAACAACACTACTATCTAACCCACCTGAACAAACCACTAAACATTTTTTCTTCCCCTCTTTTTCAAGCCTCAATTTTTGTGTCCTGTAAGTAAGACCATTATCTGTTATAGATATTTTTGTTGCTGAATAGGCTGGTATGTAAGTAACACCTTGATAACCATTTGTCTTATTATTGAAGAAAGAACTTAGAGAAGTAAAATATGCTGTGTCTGTTCCCCTTAGCAATGCTAAAGGTTTATAATTATTTAATAAAATTAAATCGTCTGGATTTTCAACATCATAGATTGCTATTGCGTAAGAACCCTTTATTTCTTTTTGGAATATTTCTTTAATCTTCTCAAAAGTGTTCTCGGTTACCCCATCTAATTTTTTTGCCAATAATTCAGGTATAACTGCTGTGTCTATATTTGTTTCTGTTTCTAAATTATATTTTTCTTTCAACTCTTTGTCATTTGCTATCACGCCATTATGAGCTACAAAAAATCTTTTACTCTTATCTGAGAATGGTTGAACATCTCTTTCTTTTTTATCAACTACAAATTCAGTTGTAGGTTCTGCCCTATGATTAGCTATCCCTATATGGTCATCATTCTCATCAAGCTTTGTAATAATCTCTTTTATATATTGCTCTGAAACTATTTTTTCTTTGTCTACTGTCTTTTGCTCTGTTCCAATAACAAAAGTATTATTATTTGATTGAAGATTATATCTTACTGAAAACATACCAAAACTATCTCTTCCTCTGCTTGAGGCGTTGCTAAGAATATTTGTTAATAAACTTTTGCTAATAGTTTGTTTTGGTGTTTTTATAAAACCACTTATACTACACATAAAATTTTTAGTTTAATTGTAAAGATTTTAAGAACTCATTTCTTACTGCTTCTTCATCTAAGAAGTCCCCATACATAGAAGTAGTAATTGTTTTTGCATTATGACTTTTAATGCCACGCATAGACATACATAGATGTTGTCCCTCAATAAGAACAGCCAAACCTTTTGGTGCTAATCTTGCTTGAAGTTCATCTGCTATTTGTTGGGTTAGTTGTTCTTGAATTTGTAACCGTCTGGCGAATACTTCAACCAGTCTAGCAAATTTACTTAACCCCAAAACTTTCCCATCAGGAATATACCCAATATGGACTTTACCAAAGAAAGGTACTACGTGGTGTTCACAATGTGACCAGTAGTTAATATCTTTAATAATAACCATACTTTTGTTATCAGTTGAAAATACTTTGTTTTTAAATAGCACATCAATATCTGCCTCGTAGCCACTGAATAATTCATCATACATTTTTGCTACTCTTTTTGGTGTTTCTACCAATCCCTCTCTGCTTGAATCTTCGCCAGGGATAGTATCCAATAGTTTTTTTACTAGAGATTTTCTTTCCTCTATTATTGCGTCGTGGTTAGACATAAAATTATAATTTTATTAAATAAGAAGTTTTACTTGTGTATTATATTTACCTTGCGTTGCCACAAAATCATCTACAACCTTTTCAAACTCTGTTCTAGTATCTTTTTCTGTATCCGATACTTCACCATCTTTATTTGAGTTTACTGACTTATCTCCAACATACATATAT